GCTCCTGACCAATCAAGCACCAGAGGCGGAAATCTCTGGTGCTTTTTTATTATGAGGTGTTGAATGCATTGGGTTCTTCAAAATAATTTATACAATGAAGCCAGTTACGTTTCTCTAATTGAAACATTAGATCGAGCCGAGCTTCCATATTCAATTCATAAAATCATTCCCTTTATTGGGGAAATTGAACCGGATATTGATATTAATAATGTTCCTGTGATTTGCATGGGCGCTTACTCAATGCGTCATGTAGCCAAAAGAAAAGGCTGGTATCCTGGCGTTTTCGATTTAGAACCTTTCTCTTTTGATATTCAGCTTGCCCATTGGGAAGATAATATGCTGAACGCTGATTCCAAAGTAACAAAATTCAAAGACGTTGATTTCTATGCCGATGAAATGTTTATGCGACCAATTCACGATTCTAAAGTCTTTGCTGGTAAGGTCTTTACCCAAGATGAATTTGACTTGTGGCGAAGAAATGTTGTTGTACTTGGCGACGATTATGGAGATAGTTTGAATGCTGATACTCTTGTTCAAACATGCTCTATTAAAGAGATTTATAAGGAATTCCGTTGTTTTGTAGTGAAAGGTAAGATTGTTACTGCCTCTCTATATAAAGAAGGGGATCGAGTTAGATATAGTTCTGTGGTTGACGAAGCTGCACTTTCTTATGCTCAAGAAATGGTTGATATGTGGCAACCTCATGAGGCTTTCGTAATTGATGTATGTGCTACATCAGATGGCTATAAAATTGTTGAAATTAATACTTTAAATTCATCTGGCATGTATGCCATTGATGTTCCCAAGCTTGTCTTTGCATTGGAAGATGCATTTAATTGAAAGAAAAAATTATGAATAAAGTGAAGACAGTTTCAGTTTATATGAAGCATAATGATATGACCGGAATGCAGCTTTATGATGCAGATGGAAATACTATTGAAGAAATGGATTCTGATTATTTCCCGCATGTCGGTGTGTTTGGTGGAGATGATACGGAACTAACTATCGATAATGAAACAGGAAAAATTATTGGTTGGGTTCCTATCACCACGTTGTCAAAAGATGATTAAAATAAATTAAAATAAGTGTTGACTCCTCTTTGAAATGGTTTATATTAAAACCATCAACTGATGGAGAACACACCAATGGCTTACATGTCTCAGGAAAAGAAGAAGTCCCTTGAACCCGCCATCAAGGCCATTCTGAAGAAGTATGGCATCAAGGGTCGTGTGGGTGTGAAGCATCATTCCACGCTCGTTCTGAACATCACTGAAGGTGGCATCAATTTCATTGAAAACACCAATCGTGTTAATAAGAAGCGCTGCGAATGGAATGGTGAACACTTCATCGAAGAGAAGAACTACATTCAGGTTAATCACTTCTACGTCGATAAGTTCTTCGACGGTAAGGCCGCTGATTTCCTGAATGAAATCGTGAAGGCCATGAATGTGGGTAATTACGACAATTCCGACATTCAAACCGATTATTTCGATGTCGGCTTCCATATTGATATCAACATTGGTACTTGGAATAAGCCTTATGTTCTCGTGAAGAAGGAGGGGTGATAATGACTACCTTTACTTTGAAAGTAAAATCTTTTCTTAAATGGCACGTTATTCTCAATTCGTGTGATGTGTTAGAGGCCGAAACTCCTTTTGGTTGTTATTATATCCTAGCACACAATAACCAGTATTTCTGGAAGTTCGGAGGTACGCCAACGGCGCCAGTGTACACAACGAAGGGAAATGATTCGCTTAATGAAGTTTATCGGGAGACACAAGAAGATTACCAAAAGCGTGTGGATGCGTTGATTTCACAAAGCGAAAGCATCTTTCTTAAGAAGGAAAATTAATATGTCAAACGATTATCAGTTGCCCGAAAATACTGAAACGACTCTCTACGTATTGATGAATTATTTTCATTCATACACTATGAATGAACTTTTGATCATTGCCCAAAATAAATGGGGCGAAGATATTGACTTTGATAAGCTCAAGATCGGTTCTGAATATAAACAAATTGCAAACTTCGGTTATCGCGGATATGATCCTATGGACTACACAACTTTTATTACTTTGGAGTATGAAGGATGAATGAAACTCGTTTGAAGCTTGAAGGTTTGGTCGCGATCTTTAATAAGGTTCGCGATGAACGTTTCACTCGTCCTGCGGCTGTTGTGCTTGGTCCAAAGGGATGGCATATCGAGTTTATTGCGGAACGTTCCTGCGATACGCGAAAACATGAATCCAATATCTATCCAAACAATGAACTTGCCATACTTAATTTTGTTGAAAGAATTGAAAAGCTGGAAAAGCTTCGTGATGAACAGAAGCGCATGGAAGTGTTTCGTGATTGGTGTACCAAGAATTTGTCTAGTAATGAATTGATTATTCTTGGTTTGAAGGATCGTGATGAACATCTTCCGACCTTCGCGGATACCATCAAAAAGATTCCAAAGGATATTTTACCAAAAGGTTTGGGAGGTATGGGATATGATTAAGTTCTATGCAGATGATTCAAATTTTGATATGATGCTTGGTCAGTTCTTGTTCTTTAAGGGAATGAAAAAAGTGGCTGACTTTCGGAGGCCGAAGCGATATTGCTCCAAGAGTAAATATCAGCCTCATCAGAATCGAAAAGAAAAATATAGACGCCGGAAGCAATTCTATAAAAACAATGAACGACTTTTAAATTCATAAAAATAAATTATGAGGTAAAAATGCAAGCAGCTATTTTACATCAAGATGATTGACTTTTGCCTCATATGTTATATTATTAAGTAAATATGAAGGAGAAACCTTATGATCATCAATAATCACGCACAGCATATTATGAAAGTTATTGAAGACGCTGGCTATCAGGCTCGTGTCTGCGGTGGCGCTGTGCGTGATTATGTCATGGGAAATGAGCCTAAAGATTGGGACATTGCAACTACCGCTCTCCCTGAAAAGGTGATGAAGCTTTTTCCGCATACAATTCCAACTGGCCTTCAGCACGGTACGGTTTCCGTGGTCATTGAAAATGAAGTATTTGAAGTGACCACGCTTCGAAAGGACGTGGAAACGGACGGGCGCCATGCTGTTGTGGAATTCACGGACAATTGGAGGACCGATGCCCTTCGCCGGGATTTTACCATGAATGCCATGTACATGGATATTAATCGTAATCTTTATGATTACTTCGGCGGCGTGAATGACATTACCAATGGAGTTATTCGCTTCGTTGGAAACGCTGCTGATCGAATCAAGGAAGACTATTTGCGCATCCTGCGGTACTTCCGTTTTATGTCTCGATATGACATGGATAATGCAGATATCGAAACCCTAGTTGCCATCAGAGAAAATGTGATGGGATTGGAAAAGATTTCTGTTGAACGTATTTGGAGTGAGATTAAGAAGATTTATTCTTATCATCAAAATATCCATAATATTACTCAACTAATGAACATGTGTGAAGTGTGGAAGGGTGTGGGTATGAAAAACCGCATGTTTTCTGCCGCATCTTCTTCAAATGATTACAAGTATAATAGTCCTCTAATGAATGCCTTTTTGCCGATTATTTTTGAGCTTGATACGCTCAAGGAACAGTGGAAGCTTTCAATTGATGAAAAGAATAAATATGAAATCATCATAGAGATTGCCAAGCAAAAGAGTGTTGAAGATATTATCTATCTTGCCTATCAGAAGGAAGAAAACGTCCGCTGGTATCTTGGGCATGATTCTGTCTTTGATCCTGGCAAGGTTGGTGAGGCTGCTAGGTGGCTTCGCAATAATCCTGTGCTGCCGTCTTTCCCCTTCAATGGTGATACACTGAAGACCGAAGGATTTGCCGGGAAGAAGCTGGGCGATGAACTGAAGCGCCGCAAGCTGGAATATATAAAGACGATGGTTAATGGGTAAGTTATTCTATATAAGTATCGTCTTTATTGCTCTTATTTTAACGATTTGTTTAATTAAACCATTAATCTATCTTACGTTTTTACCTCTATTCATTATACTTTGGGTATTGACAGGACAAATACATATTTTATGAAAATAATACACATTAACCGTAATATAATACAAAGAAATGCAAAGAACGGGACTCGCCTTCCTGTGTGTCGAGTGCAGGAAGGTAATTCCGTTCGTTATGCGATGGAAGTAGAAATCAAAGGGCCATCACGTATGGTATATAGTCCTGATAAACCGTTAAAGTGCGGCGCCAAGCTCTGGATTGAGACTGAAGCCGAAATTGAATTGATTGGAGAAACGAGTGAGTAGCGATAAAACAAGCCTTGGTGATTATTGCAAATCTATTGAAGCCGAACAGTTAGACAAGCTTTATGGTGATGAAAAGTGGATTTATGCTCGCATTGATGGTAGACATTTTCATACTCTCACCAAAGGTATGCCACGTCCTTTCTGCGAATTATTTACTGAATGCATGAACCTTTTGGCATCTAATTTGATGAAAGAATTTGGTGCATCTTTTGGTTATGTGCAGTCAGATGAAATTTCCCTTGCTTGGAAGCCTGTAGCTCCTCCTACTGAACGTATGTTTAATGGAAAGGCTTATAAGTGGAATTCTGTTATTCCTGCACATGCTTCCTCATTCTTTTCTGAATTTGGTTATAAGGGTGCGCATTTTGACGCACGAATTCTTGAACTAAATGAAATTCAGACTATGAAAATGTTCTATTGGCGTCATATGGATGCTCGCAAAAATGCAGTTGCAATGATTGCGCAGAAGTTCTTTTCGACCAAGGAACTTTTGAAGAAGCATACTGATCAACAGATTGAAATGCTTAGAGAATTCAAGTCTGTTGAGATTACGGAGTATCCTGAAAGAAATCTATATGGAACGTTCATGCACTTTCATAGTGTGACACGTCCCATGACAGAAGAAGAGAAAATTCGTATTCCAGCACAGTATCATTTTGATTTAGTAACAAGAAATGATTTGAAAAAGTTCTCTAAGGAATATAATTCCCTTGATTCTTTCGCTGATAAATGGGAAGATATTTTTCCATAAACTGCTTGACAAAAAGTTCAAGTTGAATTATAAATAGTAGTTCAATTCGCTCTTGAAGCATTAGTGGTGATGCACTATATTGGTAATGTAGTGAAGAAAGTTCAACTCTTTCCTAGAGCACCAAAATAAATGAAAGAAAATGCCATTTTTACATAAATTATCATCTCCGGGATGGTCGAAAGAATTCAATACTGAATATGAAGCTGTTCTTGAATTAAGAAAATATATTTGTGAAACTTGTTTGCTTCACAATCCTTTAATTGTAAATGAAAACGGCGAATTAGAGGAATTCGAATTAGATGATCCTATAGTAGATGTTATCTATGAAGGAAAACGATTTGAATGTCTTGACAAGAACACCTTATTAAGTACATCATGTGGATGCGAATTTATGATTGATGATGAAAAAATTTAAATAAGCTAGGGTGGCTCAGTGGCGACAGCACTGCCTTTGTAACGCAGTATTCAAACATCGGGGGTTCGAGTCCCCCTCCTAGCACCAATTGCCGCAATAGCCGAGTGGTAAGGCGCCTCTTTCGTAAAGAGTAGATCGGGGGTTCAATTCCCTCTTGCGGCTCCATTACAAGGACATACGATGAATATCGATAATTTTTCATTAAAAGAATTAAATGATATTGTAACTGCTTCTTGGTGTATTAAATCGTTTAAAAAACTAAAACGAACAAAACCGCATCTTTGTAAATACACAATAGATCAAGAGTTTATTCGTTTAGCTATTGAAAAACTTGATAACAATAGTTGACTTTATCCTGAAATATAGTAGAATTAATAACTAAATTCAGGAGATTTGAAATGATAAAGATTTTAAAGTTTGTGTTTGGAACGGCTGTAGCTGTAATCGTGGCGTTCATTTCATCTTTGGCAATTATTTATTATGGATTTCCCGGCCCATCTTATCAATTGCAAGTTGCCGGGCTATGGATCGTGCTTATTACATTTTTTGTAATTGGCGAAATTTTAACTTTTATTTGGATTTTTAGGAAGAAATAAAAAGTATGAAAACAAAAGAGTTTACTGTTCTATGTGAAGCTACTGATTTTTTTGAAAAGGCATCTGCACAAGGCATGCGTCCTGTTCTTAAAATTAATGGAAATAAATATATTGTTGAATATACAGAGCCTATGAATCCAATTCTATTGGAAGGCTGATGAATTCCCATACGGGAATATTTTATATTATGTATTGAAGTGATGTTTTAACGAGGCAGTTAGGAACACGTAGGTTCCACTTAGATAAGTCCTCAAAGTTTAGGAAAAATTAATATGACTTTACCAAACCCCTTTCCAGGGAAAGTAAACCCGCATGCATCCGCAAGAGCGGGAAGTAATGGCACCCTTATTGTTATGCTATTGGATAATTCCGGCTCAATGAGAAGTGTGCTTTCTGATACAATTGGAGGGTTCAACTCATACGTTGCAACTACCAAAGACGAAACAACAAACATGTCTCTATATACTTTCTGTAGCCAGAGACAAACTAAGTTTACTAACCGTCCATCCAAGCTTGTATATGATCTAAAAGATTATGGATACAAGGCAGACGGTCCATCAACTGCCCTAGTTGATGCGTTTGTTGAAACAATTAAAGATACCGATACATATTTAAATTCAATTAATCCAGACGAAAGACCAACCGTTATTTTTGTTGTCTTTACTGATGGACAAGAGAATTCTTCATACAAATATACCAAAGAAACCCTTCAAGCAATGGTGCAAGAACGCACTGAACTAGGATGGGATTTCACGTACCTTGGCGCAAATGTGGATGCATTTGACGAAGCACGAAAGCTGGGCATCTCTGTCACAAAGGCTGCTGCTTACAACCAAGCACAGAATATGTGTGATGCGTTCGTGGCTGCTGCTAATTATACTTCTCGTGTTCGTTCCGCTCGTGATGCTGGACTTGATTCAACTCAAGTAGCATACACCACCGAAGAACGTACTAAAATGGGAGGATGATTTATGTCAATTGCATTAGACATTATTGTAAATGGTCGTCCTATCGATAAATATTATGATAAGTTACAGAACATCTTTGTTGAAGGCCGTAAAGGTACAGAGTATAGTATTCGCCTAAGTAACCGTTCATATTACTCATATAAAACAGTCGTTTCAGTAGATGGGAAAAACATTCTTACTGGCGATGATGTATGGGAAAAAGGATATGTTGTTAAAGGAAATTCTTCTATAGATATTCCCGGTTGGAGAATTAATAAAGATAAGGTTGCTAAGTTTATCTTTGCTGATTTGAAGGATGGTTATGGGACCGGCGATAGTAATAGTGGTGTAATTGGACTTATGTCCTTTAAAGAAATCATAGAACCAAAATATTCTATTTCTAGAAGAATTAATTATGACCATTATATATCTAAAGGTATTATGCCATCATCTGGCGGGTGGGTAGGTACAACACCCACTCATTGGGATAAGATGGACATGGCAGAAACATTATGTTCAGTCCAAAATGAACTATCTACCGGATGGGGTGAAGAAAAGACTTTTAAGACTTCTGAAGTCAACATGAAGTTTGAAACTGAACCAGAATTGTTTCAGGCAATCTATTATGATTCGACTAAGGGATTGGAAGCAAGAGGAATTATTGTAAAATATAAGACTCCCACACCAAATCCTTTTCCTACTTATAAAAGAGATTTTGGTTGCAGACCACCTAGAAAATGATAGAATGGTGGGAGTTAAAATGACTCCCGCCATTTTTATTTGGAGAAATGTAATGACGTTTTCAACACAAGATATTGTTAATCATGCCGTTTCTATCATCACTGAATATTGTGATGAGGGGGAATGGAATAGTTATGTTATGAATTTCTATAATGTAACCTATCGCTGGAAACAGCTAAACAATCCCGAATTTTTTCTTCTTCAGCCTTACTTTGTTGTCCCTTCTGTGGATGATTTTGTTACACAAGTTAGTAATGCGGTGTGGCTTTCGGTGTTTTATGAAGGCCAGAAGCGGTATAACGAATTTCAGAAGCCATTTGGCGGTAAGCGTGATAATAAAGCTTCGAATGATGCTGATAAAGCAGCAAAGGAGTTTCTTACCAAGTGGATGCCGCTAGTTAATGAATGGCGAGAAAAAGAACATAAATATAATGAACAAATGGGCCTCGCTCCCAAAAAGGGAAGTAAAAATAAATGAATGAAACAAAACTTGAACCAATTGATGATGAATTGGTTCAAACATACAAAAAAGCATGTGCAATATTCAAAAATGACATGCGAAAAACTTTTCTAGGTTTTAAATGGAAATATTACAAGAAAACCTTTACCGCAGAAGATATTACCATTGAAGAAGTTGCTAGGGTAATGAGCGCTCTGAATGGTTATGAATTTGTGGTAAAGGATGGTAAGATTTTGGGAGAACCTTTTGTTATGGAAGAAGAATTTGATTTGGATCACGAAATAAGTTTAATAAAATGATATTCTATGCTGGAATCGGCGCAAGAGACACTCCTCCAGAGATATGTTCCTTTATGCAAAGGATATCCCATACACTTTCTAAAAGAGGCTATATTTTGCGTTCTGGAGGAGCTACAGGGGCCGATACGGCTTTTGAAGAGGGTGCAAAAAGCGCAAACGGCAGAATGGAAATTTTCCTACCATGGGACGGATTTAATGGTAGGAAAATTGACGATATAGAATATTTTCTTGGAGATTTTAGTGATATTTCTTTAGAGATCGCTCGAAAATTTCATCCTGCATATCATAAACTCGGATACAAAGGCAGAAAGTTTATGATGCGAAATAATAATCAGATGTTTGGAAAGAAAATTGGAAAAAGTCGAATTTCTTCGTTTATTATTTGTTGGACTAAGGATGGAAAAGCATCTGGAGGAACCGGACAAGCTATTCGTATAGCAGAGTATTCAAAAATCAAAGTCTTCAATTTACAAAGAAAAGAAGACTTTGAGTTTTGGTATAATTTTTGTTGTAGTATTGAGAAAAAAGGGGGCATTTAGCCCCCTTTCTTAGCTTATAAGATTTCCTGAAACAACCCAAACAGCATTGTTTCCTGCTGCATTGCTAACAACAAATGCCTCTACGACTGCATCCGTTCCTGCACTTTTAGTATAGCTATTCAAACTCTTAAGAATTGCCCCGCCAGAAGCCACAAATACAGCAGAACCTGTATTTTGTTGATACAATTTGAAACGAGACCCAACTGAACTAGTTCCTGGCAACGTCACATTAGTATTTGCCGCTACATTGAATGGAACAATTCTATCTAAATGCAATCCGCTGCTATATGAAAATGTTGCAGTATGAGTATTTGCAATTGTAGCAGATTTTAGAGCATAAACAGCCACACCATTATTATCAGCAATACCTGAATATTGGGCAGTTAATGTTCCACCATTTGCAATAAATCTAGAAGGTCCAATATAAGTATCTGTCATGGTATAGCTACTTGCAGTCACACAAACTGTTCTAGTGATATTTGTTCCTGCAACGTGTAGGTTATTACCAATTATAGAAGATTGTAAAGAGCATGATGCAATAACTATATCAGCATCAACTGTTCCTGCACTTGATGAACTGCTGGTAAATCCAAATTGGTTCTTTTCAATTATAGCTTGAATTGTTCTTGAATTTGAGTTTCCGTTTAATTTAATGTTATATGCAACGGACATTCCAGCCACATCACCGAAGAAATTGCCAGCAATTTCAATTAACATAGTTGCAGCAGATTGAGTGTTATAAACCTCAATCATTTCATATTTCTTAGTTGTGAAACCGGTATAAGCAGGATAAAATTCATTGTTTATAATTTTAGTACCGAACGTCTCTTGTAGATACATTCCTTTATGAGTAACATCTGTTACTGCATCTGGTCTTATCCAGTTGCTATCATAGACGCTTCCTCTTGAATTAAACGCTCTAATTAACGCACTGCCAGCATAATTTGACTTAATTTTATTATTTCTGAAAATAAAAGAATCATTTCCATAATCTAATAGAATTGCTGAACCCCAGCTAAATGAGGTTGATGGATATCCTGTATCTGCCGTTCCATCAGCACTATTTACCAAATCACAATTTTCAACAATTAGATTTTCGTTATTGTAAGCCACAAGTGCAAACTTGGTTGCTCCAGCAACAGCACAATTGTCTATTCTACAATTTTGTGCTCTTTCCATGTAAAAACCATGACCACATTCAGAAATGTAAATATCTCTAAAAACATTCTGAAGAGTATTATAGCATATAATACCAGCAGACATAATAGTGGTAGCTACATCGGTCTGGCGTATATCTTGCCCTTTAAATCCTGTAATACGAAGTCTTTCTATTACAGCCTGTTGGGGCGAAAATGTTCCTCCAGATGATACCGGATCAACAAAGTTAATAGCATGTCCATTTCCACTAACTCCTGTTAGTGAATTTCCTAATAAAGTCATATCAGAAATACAAATAAATGTTGTATCAACTTGCGTTTTAAACAAACTGTTTCCAACAACACCAGACGTAATAAATGTTACGTCTACACCAGAACCTTTAACTTTGGTCTTTGAAGGCAAAGTAATAGAACTGTTAACCAAAAAGTTACCAGCAGGAATTTTAAATGATTTAAAAAATGTTGCAGCTTGAAATGCGGCCGAACAGTCAGTTGAATTATTTCCAATTGCTCCAAGTTGTGTAACACATGGTTCTTCAACAAATAATACCCAATATCCGCCATTAGTGCTATCTGTTGAACCGTCTGGCATAAATCTATCGGTTGATCTAAAATATGATAGAGCAGGATATCCGCCAGAATCTATCACTGATTTAGACATTCGAACATATTTACCTCCACCGACTAAAGTGGTTGCTGTAGTAAATACAGGAGCATAATATTGAGTTTCAATAGTCTTTACAGTTGCTGCAATCGTTGCAGCCTGTGCTGTTGCTACTGATACATAAGTAGGAATTTTTCCAGAAACAATTTCACTCTGCACAAATGCAGTTGTTGCTAACTGAGTTGTATTTGTTCCTGTTGTGGCTGTTGGTGCGGTAGGAGTTCCAGTGAATGCCGGATCAACTAGTGGCGCCAATCCTACCCATGAGGTATTTGTTAAGCCTATAGACTTATACCATACATTATTAGAAGTGTTTAGACAATATTCTCCAATATAAGCTGGAGTCAATGAGCCAGCAGGACTTCCTGCATTAGTTCTATATTGATTTCTTCTAATACCATTTTGCTTTCTGACAGCATTTCCAGATATAGTTGCAGTTTGTGCATGAACGGATTGATCGAATATTGTAGTTCCGCCACCAGCTTCAAAATCCCACCATCCAATGCAACCATCAGTTCCTCCTCCAAAAACAGTTCCCCAATTTTCAGCAATTGATAGTCCTGTTGTTGTTAGGGCATTTGCAGCACTTTGTGATAGCGCATAGTTAAATAGACCTGCTGCAAAGTAATGTGTTGCTAGAGTGCTAGTTGTCGCAAATCCTTGGAAACCAATCATAACAATGTTACCAGCAATTGTATCTGTCCACAATCTTCCGCCAGCCGTAAATGATTGCTCAATCTTAACCTGATAACCATTGATATAAACAATAGGTGTAGAACCAGTACGAACAATTAATAGCTTAACACGCTTATTTGCAAATTTAGCAACAAATCCACTATCAGAGCATCTAAAGGTATTTTCACCTGCCGAAGTTGGTCCTAGTGATCTAATATAAAGATTTCCATTAGATACGTAAACAGAGAAAGTATTTGTTCCGCCAAGATTGGTTGTCGCTCCACCTAACCCACAAACCATTCTAATATTAGAATCTGTAGTATTTGGGCAAATAAAATCGACATACATGCTGAAATCATTTGTTCCAGGCACGTTTCCTGACAATAGAGTTGCTGTCACACCACTATAATTTGAAGTAGTATTTGTTAGAATACCACCTTGATTATATGCAGAAGCCAAAGCCATCTTATCATTTTCAACTAATCTAAATGCATTCAATGAAGGATATGGGGCTTCAATATTCGCAAGTCCAGTTCCAGAAATTTCGTTATTGTAACCTTCCTGTCTAATTCTAATCTTCTGGTTAGTGTTTAGAGTTACGTTTCCAAGAAGATTTGAAATTTCAATTCGGCTATCATAAAGCTTACCAATGTCGATATGATAAGTTGTATCGATATTTCCACGGAATACCGTAGACATTACTTGCATGTTTGAGACTCTGACGTTATCAGAACCGTAAATTCTAAGCATTCTGCTGCTAATTACTGTAATGTCTCTGTAATCGATATAATCAGTAGCATCTCCTGAATCATCAGGAGCAAAGTATACAGTATAAGGATCAAACGAACCTTGTGTTTCAGAAAAGATATTTTCCATTGTTCCTGAAGCCGATTTTCTTAAGAAAATCTGTGCATTCATATGAGATGATACAAAATAACAGCTTGTTAGACGGAAATTCTGTGCATACTCTAGAGCCAATAGAACATCTGTTGCTGAAGAAGTTGATGCTGACAAGAACAAACAGTTATCAAACTGATTTGCACCATTTCCACCAAGACCCGAACCAAAAGTTCCATATTTAGGAGTTAACGCCCAATCGGAATTGTTCATCGCCATAACACAACCGTGTCCGGTTAGTGGGAACATTAAGCAATCAGAGAAATTGTTTACTTCACTTGATAAGAAGAATGCGCCAGCTTTAGTAAATCTACCTAGAACAAATACATCTCTAAAGATATGATTTCCTGATGAATTATTTCCTGTAGTTCTTCCTCCCATGAAACCATATTGAGGAAGAGAAGATGTTCTTGTGGAAACAACTGAAAATCCTTTGAAGTACATATAGTTTGAATCAATTAATTCAAAGAATCCATAGCTAATTTCGCCGCCGATAAAGCGAGTAGAACCAGAACCATCACCAATAATTTTCATTCTTTTACTATATAGAGATGGTAAATTAGCGCCAATACCAGAATTGAATCCATTCATGTTAATTGTAGTACCAATGACATAATCGCCAGCAGGCACATATAGAGTATCACCATTCAAGAATGCTACGTTTATAGCAATTTGAATAGCAGTACTGTCATCAGTCGTTCCGTCACCAGTTGCGCCGAACCATCTAGCATTCATGTCTCCTGTGAATACTCTAACCCATGCTCCAGAAGATGACGCAGTAGAATCCGCTTTAATATAAATGCCTTCTTGAGTATCGGCTGTTACTTGAGAAGAATAATTTCCAGCTTTCCAAGCAAAAAAGCCTTCTCTTCCAGCTTCGCTCAAATAAACTCTACCGACAGAAGTTGCAGCAGCTTTTAATGCAGTTCTTGTTGTATATACTTGTCCTGGAATTGCAGCTTGAACAAATGCAGTTGTTGCTAATTGAGTTGTATTAGCTCCAACAGAAGCAGTTGGACCTGTTGGAGTTCCAGTAAAATCAGGAGAAGAAAGGTTTGCTTTTAGTAAAAGTGCATCTTCTAATCCTACCACATTGGACATTTCTACCGGCCCTGTAAGACCAAAAGAACCATTTGCTGTAACTATACTACCATTTGCTGTAACTGCAATAAGTTTTGCAATACTGTCTAAATCAACAATATTTAAATTATTAATATAAGTATCGAATCTTTGTGTTGCCATATATTATACAATTCCTATTATATTTGATGCTGATGTAGCAGGTAAAATTTTCTTAGCTCTAATCATTAAATAAAATCCAGATGGGACAGTAAAAGTCAATTCTGTCCCATCTAATGTTTCGAGTACAACATCACCAGAGCCACCGATAAAGAAAAATTTAGGAATGACTGTTAAAGGTGTATTGCTTGGTGTAATATTAAATCCGTCACGACCGGCGGCTCCAATTGCTGAAAGCATTATTATTCTCCTTAATTATGTAATATTATTTATTTGTTTTGCAAAATCTGTAATTTGCTTTCGCATGGCGTCCATAGTCTCATATGGAATATCTCCATTTGCAGCACTATATGGCGAAAACTCTAAATCAATTTGTGACAAAATATTTTCTTTTAGAGTACTTGCACCATTTACACCGTTTTGAACTTGTTGATCTAACCACAAACACCATTTGTGATCAGCGACGCCCATTGCATATTCAGCAAATCGACCTGTGATATCATCAGGGTCATTCTGAAGAGTTCCATCACTAGAAACACGGACGGGCCATGTCATAAAATCAGCAATACCAGAATATGGATTAAATGGTAATGATGCATATCCGTTGGAAGAAAACATAGTAAAGTTTTCAAATTCAGACGCCCATAGATAAAACCCAACCAACCATCTCGTAGGTCCAGAGTTATAAATCCATGGAGTTATATCATTTTCTTTAAAGCTATTTATCGTTTCGCTATTGATCCATCCACCAGCACCAAAGTTACCATTATTTACTTGACCAATATCAATATATCCTCCGAATGCTGCTATAAAGTTCTCCAAACCGCCCATATCACCACCACACGCAGAAACTGTTTTCATTTCTGGTATAACATCATGAATGGCATCACATTGAACACGTACAAGGTCTACCGCAGGAGTAGGAATGTAATTAATATTTACGTCTACTTTAACAGGCATTTCATCAACTAATGCAACATACGGAACCATAGGATATATTGATGTATTAGATTTAATAACATCAATAATATCGGTCTTAATACGCAGCATTGAAGACTTAGCCTCTTCGGTCATACGATTTAGAAGCCATTTTCTTTGTTGATCAAAATCAATATATGTGGTAGCTCCGGGAGTGCCATCTCCATTACGTATCCAATCATAATCATCCATTCGATAAAATAACCAAATTTCATCGCCCGGATTAAATACAGCAGATGGATCAAGATTCATAAGATCATTTTTTTCATTATTCCCCGTTGGACCTTCATTACCTATAGTATATGGAATATCTACATATGTAGTTCCGTTAACAGAAGCCCAAAGCATATAATTTCTAAACCAAAGAACAGAATCATCGGTTTCAGGATCAATAAATTTTAAAGTATCCGTAGGATCAGTAATATTTAATTGTGATCTATAATATTCGTGGACAGCTTCTCTCGAAAAAGTATTTCCAGCACCAAGCATTGTTGCAGGAAATTTTGCAACAAGAGTACTCATTGAGGGACTAAAAGTATTTCCCATAGCATTAATAAATGACGGTGCACTTGTAAACGCTTGAGAAGTTATAAATGATGAAAATTGTTGATATAGAAAATATGGTGTATTGCCCATACCAGCAGTTTTATATTCTCTTAATTCAGCCAAGAATTTATCAATATAAGTTGCATATGTTGTTTCACCAGATGGCGCTGACGGATATGCCGTATCAAAGAAAGGAGGAACCGTTGGCACTGCTAGCATATTCATTCCTTGTTTAACATGATTTTCTATTTCACGTTGGCGAACCCTAGTGTAGGTACCATATCCTTGTGTTTGTCCAGGCGCACTGATCCACAATGAATATGGATTATCAAATAAGTATGAACCTACGCCTTTTGTTACAGTAGGTAAGGAAATAGGAATAACTCTAACTTTAAATTCTTTAGTTACTTCTGCACCATTTATATTCACTGTAATTATGCCAGTATACAAACCTCCAGGGGCATTTGCAGGAACATCGATTTGTAAAAAGATGCCTCTAGGAACATTTTTCTTTATATTGAATTTATCAATTTCCCCTCTCCAATAGGAAAGGGTTCTGGTGCCTGCAACACTCTGTTTTATATTCCATTGTCCCCAACGAACAATAGGTGTTATGGAATTTGAACCGGAAGTTAAATTGGAGACAGAAAGAGTTGATTCTGGCGCATCTTCGCCCGATAAACAAATAAACTCAATATGTTCAGTTACTCCTCTAGCAACAACATGTTCAATAGGAGTTATATCGTTATAATGATTTTCAAATGCTTTAGAATCTTTAACTTCACTCTGGAAACTAATTTCTATGATTTTATATTCACCAGTTGTTAACGTTCTCCAAGGATAATCACCCCAATCAATAATAGTATGGGTAGTATTAAATTGGCTCTTTCTAGAACCAAAGTATTTCACTTTATCTGTCAAATCTTCGATAGGATTGATCATTAATCCTACCATTTCAGTGGCCCATTGAGTATCAGCATTATTTACTGTTACTTGTAATAGATTTGTATTTGAAACTACAATATTATTAGCGGTAATAGGATTTCCTAAAGTATGACCATATGTATCCCATGGGTTATCATTATCAGAGAAATATTCAACTTCTCTTGATTGCATTTTTCTTTCGTTCATCCAATCATGCAGACGATTTTGATAATTCATATCTTCAATCGTTACTCCATTAACAACGGTAGTTCTTCTTAATGTGCGAGACCAATTTCCGTATTCATTAATCCATTCATTCCATAATACAATATCATATGTTCCGGGATCGATATTTTTAGCAGTAAATCTTTTAACATATCGCAATGCAATATTATTAAAAGCGTCAGCGGCGAGCAATTGAGTTGCACCAGATTGTAATGGCACTATCTGAGAACCATTAATGGGAGACGTAGAATATGTATTAAGATACCAAGAATTATTTGCAGAATTCGTATCAGAACTCACAACAGTATTGAAACCGGATGCGGCAGGCGCATCTCCAAAATGCCAACCTTGAGCTTTAGCAACTTTAAATTGAAACCCTTGTAATATATTAAAATATTTGTATAGTATATTTCCTCCCGAATTAGCAATTATACGAGATATTTTGGTTATATCCATAAATCGGCCTGGATTATAAGCATTTTTATTGCTATGTAATCCATCTAACTGAATTTGTTTAACAAATGGACCTGGGGGAACATTTGGGTCTTCAAGATCGTAACGATTATAATACCCATTTCCAGCAGAATAAGCATCATCTATACGAAGATACCAATTTGTTGTTTTACCAGATAGATTTTCTGCAACTACGTTTACATAAAATCCTTTATTTGCAGGAACATTCAAATAATTGAAATTAAATTCCAAACTTTCAGTAGAAGTAACTAAAGTTGGTTGACTTATTAAAGTAAATCTTGCAATTCGAAAATCTAATCTCTCTAAATTTATAGAAGAGCCAGATAATTGCTCAATTGTGACACTATTAATATTTGCAGAATCAAAAACTTCGCCATTTGATTTAATTAAATCTTTAACATTTATTTCATCTGAAACAGTGTTATTATTTGCTTGCAAAGTAAATATATCACTGTCAAACACCGCAGACGTGGCAGAACCATCAAAAAACGTAAATCTAAGTTGACCAGTAGTAGTATTAGCTCCCTCTGGTAAAGACACTCTCCAATAAAGATTAGTTACATCTGGCAATTCAAATGATGGTGCTAATGAATATGTTTGTTCCGTATTTAGGGATACAGGTTGATATACTAATACTTTATTTTCTTGTTTAAAATATAGTTGTTTAAGTTTTATAGTGTTTTCAATAGCTCCCTGTGGTTGAATTAATACTTGATTTAATTCAATCGGATTTAGGTATCTACCAGCATATGTTCTATCATTATCTAATGTAAACTTAATCTTAAAATCAGTTGACAGCGTTAATGGTTTTTGAAATGTAAGCTTTCCTCCACCAACTGTGGAAAGAGTATCCCATAATTCAGAATAGATTTTAGGAGTTGCTATGCCTAATCGCATAACATCTCTGTGGTCTCCATCAACAGCCTGATATATTGCATTTGGTTTGCGTGGGTCTGCTATTTGTTTCCAAGAATATTCAGCTTCAGGAAGAAACCATGCTTGAGCAAGTTTTGCGGATGCAGTATCTGTTTTAGGATTTCCTGCAACTATTCCTGTAATTTCTTCTTCCGTTAAAGCATCAGAATATAGTCTGAATTCTGGTAATGAAGCATGAGCTATACGACTAATCGCACCGTAAAACCCATCTGCTCCAAGAATAACCTGGGAAGCGGCTCCAGTGTGAGCCAACCACAACGAATCGTCTCTTTCTCCCATATATGGTTGTGTTTGATTTTGCCACTGCGACCACCCTACAAGATATGGACCACCCTCATCTAATATATAAAGTTTAATATCAGCACGCTTAATACCATTTTCGTCAACGGTTGCTTCAGACGAACTAAAGTTTATTAAGAATTGATATTCTGTATTTGCTTTTAATCTCCAATTTTCACCATATTTTCCATTATCAGGAGGCGTATCCATAATGGCAATATCTGTAGAATCTACTACTATATTTCCTGTATTGGATACATATACATGTGGAGAATTCCAAGTTTCGAAGTTTGGCTGTTTAATAGCAATAGAAGGATACCCTCCATTGATTTCTAAAGCGCCATCCCAAGGATATGGATAACCAACAAAAGGACCAGATAAACTTGCTAAAGTAAGATTTGGAACTTCCGAATAAAAAGCACCATCTAAGAAATGCGGATCATAAATCTTAGCTCTTATATACATAGCAAAAGGATAGTTTAATTTGGAGTTCCATCTATTATCAGCATACAAATATTTTAAAGCACTTTCAGTATATACTGTAGCATTTAAAGAATAACCTTCACCAAATTTATCAGTAATAGTTGTAAACTGCCCATCTGAACTAATTACACTTCCAACAGGATCATTATAATACCATTTATCTTCAAGATAATATATATCCTTTAAATTTTCATTTTTTACAAATCTAACTGTTTTTATAGACATTTTGATTTTAGCAGTTGGCTTTTCAGAATTATCAGTAGGAGAGGCAGCTAAAGTAATATTAACTATTTCCCCTGGCTTAAATTCTCCTACTCTAGTCAAACCACTTTCCGTGTCAAAATTAGGCCATTCGAATGTTGTTAAATCTTCGGGGGGCGTAAATGATGGCGCTTCGGATGGATTAGTAAATTCATCCGAATTTGTAGCATCTACATATACATTTTTGCTACGTCTAGTCATAGAACTAAGAGGAATTTTAAAAGAAAATCCTCCTGGCTTCATGTTAGATAATGAAGTAGTAAAAGCAGTATAGTATTTTCCTGTTAAATTCCAATTTGGAGAAACCCAAATATATCCTTTTTTAGAATGTGTATCCGATACCGTCAAATCAATAACACATGTTTGATCAGGTTCGTAAAACCATGAAGTTTCACTTTCTATGTCATCATGTTCAATAGTTCCTTCAATATACAATTCTCCAATTTCATAATCAGGGAAAAATGTTGAAAAATGCTGAACTACATTATTTCCTGATAATGAAGGAACGGCGGATGTTCTATCTGTAACTATCTTAGTATTAGCATTAACGCTTGAATAATTCAAAGCTTCATTATAAGTTTCCCAACGAAGACTTTGTGTCATTTTCATAGTTTCTACATTAGAAAAATATACAGATGTTTGAGTAGGAGTAGTATTTTGAGAAGCCCACGGCCATGCCCACATATAATAATTAGTGTCTCTATATTCATCATCAGATTTTATATAAGACATAATAGGAGTCGCATCACGACCTTGCCATGAGCGAGTATTTTCATAAAAATAACTTCTCAATGGAGGAAATGCCATTTGATAATAGTCTTTAACTAAATAAAGGCCATCATCTTCTTCTTGTAGTGGACGAAGATTAATAGATTTGGAATAAAATTTTGTCATTTAATAATCTTAAAGTTAACCGTTGCTGATGTAATAGTAGAAGAAGATACAACTTGAATTCGTAATATATCATTTTCAGTAAAAGTTGTATTCCATCCTGAAAAATTTGAAATAATTCTAGAATTAGTATTTGCCAATACAACATTTGAAGGAGTAATAGATACAGTTGGAGGATATCCACTTTCTGTTGCTTTATAGAATTGAAGAGTTACAGAACCAACCGTATCACAAAAAATTGAAACTCGTTCTAACGTTCCCGAAGCTGGAATTTGATAATCTCCCCAAAATCCTGTAGCCATAGGTTTAATTAAGGCAGATATTACATATTTATCTGAATCTAGAGGAGAAGGTTCTTCTTTAAATCTTAATGCTCCAAAAACATTAGACCCATCATCACACCAAAAATCAATAACATCCGTGCCGTTTACAGATAAAGTAGGAGTAATTCCATTTTCAAATACTACATCTCCCCAAGCAAAAGTTGCCTGTCCACCATTAGTTACTTTAAGTGTCCAGTGCGCATCATAACCTTCTTGTTGTCCTACAAAAATAGGAGTAATAACAGCACCAGTTCCTGCAATACCTTGTAAAGTAGTAAACTCTCGACAATCAAGAGTTATAGACCCTATCATTGGTCCTACTAAGTTATATACCTTTTCTTTAAATTGTGCAGCTTTAGGAGAAGTTTTATCAACAAAAAAGATTTCTTTATCGCCAGTACCAGTATTATACTTATATGAAATTTTTCCATCTGTTCCATCACCATATCTCCAAAAAATTTCGCCGGGAGTAACAAACGATGGGAGGGTAGAATTTGCACTTGTAATTTCAATTAATTCTCCCCCCAAATATTTAGTTGTGGAGTTCAGCATAACTGTGCTATGGTCGGCGGATGGGATATTTGTAATATCAGACCAAACAACAACGCTATTAGCATTAAGAGAAAGATATTTGCCCTGATTGTTAGAAGCTGAAGGTAACGTGCTATCGATTTGGTCAAAGGTGCGAAGCGGCACTCTTCTGATTTGAGTGTTTGATACTTTTATGTAAATAAAATTGGTGTCATAGAAAAATTTACCCTTAGTCACTCCAGTTGGATTAGAGTTAGCGGGCGTATACGAATTTGTAATGACTAATCCATTAGAATCAATCCTTAAATTGTTCACATTTGCAAAAAGATTATTTTTGGTTGTGACAAATAATGTATTAGAAGATACCACAAGAATTTGATCTGTTCCGACCAAACCAGATTTAAGGGGCACTTCCGATCTGTCATTTAAATTGATAAAATTGTTAGCCATTAGTCTCTCTTATTATTTTTGGAATTCCTCTTTTATTTATATGCTTGACAAATGAGTTTCATTCCGTATAATTGACCAGAGGGAACAAACAAAAAATGAATATAGGCGAAAGATGAAAAAATATCATTATACAGAGATTGAATTAGAAAAGTCTGTGCGTCATATTATAGATGACAAACTTTATAATTCACTAATGACAACTGGTTCTAGTGGATTATATGCCGCTACAAGGGAAGCTGTAATTCATATTTTTATATTAGGTTCTGATGCTCATTTGAGATATGATCCTCATTGTATAACTATCATTCGATGGGCAATGAGTGATGTTTTACAAGATGGATATTTTAAATTTACCGAGAAACCATGATACACGGATATATTAAAAAAGATAAAGAAGTAATAATCGAATTTGATTGTACCAAATCAAATAATAATATACATCAATTAGTTAATGATTTTATTAATTTTCAACAGTTTGTTACAATTATTTTATATAATAAACATTCTTCACAATCCAAAAGAAAGACTTTGACTGAAAGCCTTCCTTACGAAATAGCATATAAGGCGTCAAGAATTATTCTTATTAAAGAAAATAACACATATGAATGTTTAAAAGATCGATGGGGAGATTTTAAAGATTGTATTGATTCTACATCCACACTCACTCAAAATGTGAATGGAACTGTGTATATCGATGAATACGCCGTTGAACTTAGAGAAGGAGATTTCTTTGTTCTAAAGTTTCTTGGATGGAATGGCAGACAAACCCTCCTATGGGAAACTCAGGAAGGTAATACCGTCACATGGTTTGAGCCATATTTGGCTCCCGGAACATACAATTTGAAGAAAAACTTCTGTTATATCTCAACAATTCGTGACACAAAATATCTCATTGTTGAGAACATCGGCGAAGATGTAAGTAAATTAAAATACTCTGGATACACTAATTATAATGGAGAAGTTAAATGACAATTTATACACTTATTGCTCATAAGCCTGACGGTGTTGATACCTGTCGTGGTTGCGTCATGGATCGGTGGAGTGGTCAATTTGATCGCGGGTTCACTGACGATATCGAGGATATTAAGAAGGAAATTCTTCGTTATTACAAAATGAATAAAGATGATCTTGATAGATTTGAACCTTCGTGGGATGTGTATATTTACATTGATGGTATTCCTGTCGCTGAATTAAATGATGGTGATTTTAATAAAGCTTGGGATGCTTGGGATACCATTGAAGAGAAACAAGAATTCTTTATGGAATTTATTCGTAAGGCTATTCATCAATTTGATGAAGACCGTACAATAGCTCGTCTAAAAGCAGAAGAAGCTAAAGCTTTTCAGGATGCTATAAAAAAGAAAGAATTGGAAGCTGCTAATCTTCAGAAGAAGAAAGAACTTTACGAATCTCTAAAGAAGGAATTTGAAAATTGAGAATTTACAATAGAAAACAATTCATGGAGCTTCCTGAAGGAACTTTATATTGTAAAGGCTCTTCACATTATTTTACTGAATTATGTGTAAAAGGCTGTACTTTTAAAGATGGTGAAGGGAATGATATTGATTGGATTTCACGAGACTTAATGTCTTGTGATAGTATGTCAGATTCATTTGAAGAAATGGGTTTGTTTGGAACTAAAGGGCATCTAAATGATGCATATTGTAGAGATGGCTGTTTTGATGATAGTGATGTTTTTCTAGTATATGAACATGAAGATTTGAAACAATTACAGAATGTTATTATTGAAGCAATGGAGATTTGATGAAAGTTCGTGGTCATATTTTTACTTCATGGGGTTCTGAAGAGATGCTTTGTCGTGCTTGTGGCTTTGTCACCGGCAATCCGATCACGCCAGAATGTGTGGTTGTGATGCTTGAAGATTATTTAGGCGAAAAAAGTTATTGCGGTAAGGCTCATCATGTGTTTATATCCAAAGAGGATTACGAACGCAGATTTGGAGCTATCGATGAAACTGAGCGAGATGGATTGGCGTGATCTAAAGATTGGAGATAAGGTAATATCTCCTTCTGGTATTCGTGGTCGTATCTTTGGTCTCATTGAGGCTCGTAATCGATGCACGGCTTCCATGGATAACTACGGAAAGCCGTGCAATAAGATTTTCATTGAATTTGCAAATGAGATGGCTTCTTCCTTAGCTCATGAGGATCACGGAATGTTTGAATGGATAGAACATGACAACATCAGATTTTGAAATTATTAAAGACGCTTTGGAAACTGCCGAGCGTTATATTTCACATATCGGCGCCAATTATACAGAAGCCGGTAAGCCTCATCCTCAACAGCTTCTTTTGGATAAGCTCAATGAAGCTCTTCGAATTTTGAAAGATTAATATAAAATGAATGTATATATTATTGGATGTATATTTCTTGTGTATTTTATTGGATTTGGTGGGTATCTTGGATTTATATCTAAAGATATTTACAGTCCAGAGGATTCAGCAAGTGCAATCATGATGGCCTTAGTTTGGCCTATATCTATAATTATTCATACATCGTTTATACTTGGCGAAAAGTTAAATCGTAAGAAAGATTAAAATGGCACACTATAGAAAAATTACTGTTGACAACATTATATATGATTGTGTAATTAACAATAGCGTTGTAACGATTGTTAATGTAGGGCAGTATTACCACAAAAAACAAATTAAATTTACTGTAAAAAATATGGATATTGTGAATTTTATTAGAAATAGAAATGAATCTTAATGAATATTTTTTGGCTTGACAATGATCCTGTGAAGTGTGCCCAATATCATAATAATAAGCACGTTGTTAAAATGATATTGGAACTGGCGCAGCTTATGTCCACGGCTCATAGAATGCTGGATGGAAATGATTTTGCCGATACAAATCATTTGTATAAGAAAACTCATTATAATCATCCTTGCGCGATTTGGGTAAGAGAAAATTCAGCTAATTATCAATTGACGTTTAATCTTTTTGTTGAACTATGTAATGAATATTCGTATAGATATAATAAAGTGCATAAGACAGCTAGTCTTACAAAAGCTTTATCTATATTGCCTATGAATATTACTCAGTCGGAAACCGCAACTCAAATTCCCTGTGTAATGCCTGATAACTGTAAGGTTGATAAAGATCATATCAAATCTTATAGAAATTGTTATATGGTCGATAAAAGAGATATTGCCGAATGGAAAAATAGACCAATTCCAGATTGGTGGATTTAAGGAGAATAAAATATGTCAAATTATTGGGTCTATAATCAATATAAAGGAATTTTTGATTCTGAAAGACTTGGTTGGATTGATGGAATTCGTTTTGTAATAAACGATATCGATGCATCTCATGATCGGGGATACAATGACGATTCTCCTTACGCTCATGGCTTTGATAGAGCTATTGAAGCATTCGACGGAAAGATTAATTCTTTGTGGTTGTTCGGTCATTATCACAAATCTTTTAAGATGAACATTTATGGTACTGAATTCATCTGTCTCGCCGAATTGGAGTATCTAGATATTGAATTGTGAGGAATAATGAAGGTTTATCGAGTTGAATTGCCATGTGGAGGCGGGCCTTTTCGATCCGCCACCTGCGCATTTGTTGGTGTTGGAAAAAATAATCATCCATATCCTGATGATGAAGGAATAGATTTTGAATATAAACATGTTTTTGGATGCCAGTCATTAAGGGATATTTATGGATGGTTCGGTCATCGAATACCACACCTTATGGATAATGGATTTGCTATTTCTGTTTATGATGTAAAGAAAGCACGAGTGGGAGGAACACAAGTTGCTTTTGATCGTAAACATGCCAAATTGAAGAAAAGAATTTCTCTCTCTAAAATGGCTAAAGTAAAATATATTAGAGAATATCTAGATAGAGGAATTGTGAAAAATGTCGCCTGATGAAAAATATAAAAAAGAATATGCAAAGGATGACTACAAACGTCTAGTTGAATTGTTTAGAAGAATTCATTCCGAAACGATGGTTTGGGAACTTTCAAATCAAAAGCAAGTGGATTCTTTTAAGGCTATTCAGAAGTGGTCAACAGAAGCCATTTCTCTTCTTCGCCCGCATGACAATCCTTCAGATGAAGAAAAGAAGATTGCATACGATCTTCTTAAGATTGCTTTGTTAGATATTGAAGAAACAAAACATAACGGTTTTAGAACTGAATATTGGACCTCTGAAGCAAAGAGATTGTATAATGTCAAAGAAAAATAAACACCATAAGTTGGAAATATGCAATTATAATGGAGAAATTAGTTCATTATATTTGAATGATTATAGAATTTCTGGCCCGAAGCCTTACGGTGGTGGAATTATTGTTAAGAATTTCAAAGTTACAAATAAAGATTTACTTAGTTCAATTCCTGAATACCAAAAAGTTTTAGATGTTTTAAAAATGGCCTTGAAGGAACACGATTATAAGTGTACAATGCAAGTCACTTTTACAGAACCTCAATGGGTTCATGAAGCACGGGCCATTATTAAAGAAATCGAGGATTGAATATGGGCAAAGAAAAGATTAAGTCCTACGAAGATGCAGTAATGGCTTATGTGATCAAGAATCATGGTGAAGCTCTGGCTAGCTGCATCCAAGACCCTGTGTATCATGCTGAAGGTAGCGTGTGGACGCATACGGTTCGTGTTTTGGAAGAAGTAAAGAAAATCTCTTCTCCTTCTGAAATGGAAACAATGGCTGTTGCTGCAATTCTTCATGATATTGCTAAGCCCGGCACTCGTGAAGAATACTTTGACGAATCTATGGGTAGGGTTCGTGTGAGCCACAAGCATCATGCCAAGCTTGGTGCCATCGATGCATGGAACATCATGTGGAAGCTCGGCCTGCCTCTCCAGATGCGTCTTGACGTGTACGCAATTATCCTCTGGCATCAAAAGGTTTTCCATACTTTCTATAAGAAGAAAGAAAAGATGGAAGAGGAGTTTGTTCGCTTCTCCATCATTGGTAATTGGGATCAACTGATTCGCTTTGCGCTGGCTGACACTCGTGGTCGAGACAATGTGAATAATGATGATACTGAAGATACCCTTGCGGCTTTGACTGAAGCTGTGAAGGAATTTGGTGTGTTTGATTATTCATATCCTTTCGAAACGCCAAATCATCGAATCACGGCTCTTGAAAGCAAGAATCGCTTTTATGTGCCCATCGATCCTCCTGGCGGTGTGATGCATATCATGAGCGGTCCTCCCGGTTCTGGTAAGGATACTTTTATCGAAAAGAATCTTCCTTATCCTGTTGTGTCTTTGGATTCTGTTCGTGGCGAGCTTGGTATTAAGCCTGATGGAAATCAGGGAAGGGTTATTCAGGAAGCACAAAAGCGTGTGAAGGAATATCTCGCCGCAAAGGAAACCTTTGTTCTTAATATCACTGGCCTGCGTAAGGAGACCCGTGACAAGTGGACAACCCTTGCTCGTGATTATCATGCGTTCATTTCTTTTCATTGTATGAATACACCTTATGACAAGGCTGTAATTCAGAATACAAATCGAAAAGATTCTGTACCGCAGAATGCATGGGATAAGATGGTTTCTAAGTGGGAGCCTGTCACTCTGGAGGAAGGACATTTTGTTGAGTGGGTGTAAAAACCCACTTGACAGTTTAATTTAAAATATATAATCTCTAATCATCGAAGTTCAATCCAAATAGGAGAATTTAAAAATGGCTGGTGAGAACGTTATCGAAGTCCTGAACGGTCCTCGTATGTCGGTGCGGATTATCAAGAACATCGTGGGAAAGTTCATCGTTCAGTATGAATATCGCAAGGCCAAGCCGGGAATTCCGGCGCAGTGGAAGGCTCATTGGCGTGATCGTGAACATTGCTATACGTACGACGACATGAAGCCTGCCAAGGCTATGATGAAGGCCATTCACAAGCGAAATAACTGATAATGAAAATCAGTTCAAGAATTCCTATTCAGTTTCTTCATGGTGAGAAACTGATTTCCACCAATCTCAATCATTCTTTCGCCATCTCGTGTAAGATGATTGAGATTGAGGAGGAAGTAATTACGGATGGAAAGAAGAAGAAATCTAAGGTTTCGCAACCTGCATTTACTTTGTATTTCTATTCACACGTTCCCGGTAACTTTGAAATTGTAACGTCAACCAAGACCCATCAAATCGAAGTTCTCGCTTGACTTTAGGGCAGCAATGCCCTATTGTCGGTTTTTGTTTTTGTAGTTTTAATGAAAGTGAGTTATGAGTACATCACAAATCGAAAAAATAATTAATCTAGATTATGATGAAAGCTTCTTTATTGAAGCATTTAATGATTATAACGGTGACGTATATATTATTAAATTCAATGAAACTATTGACTTCCCTCCATATCTAATTACTGATTTCATCAAATCAAAATATCCAAGTACCAAAGTAAAATTCTTTTCAGATAGTCAAGCAAATATCATCATATCTGATGATCTAAAGGCTTATATGTCTATTTCCAGCGGCGAATCTTATTTTGAAGAAAGTGATAATGCTACCACCGTTTATATTTCCGCTGGTGGCTCGCTCGAAAAAACTAAAGAATTTAATTCTTTAATTAAAAACTTTTTTGATAATATTGAAAATAAGGCTCATTACGGTGAGTGGTGGTTTCTTTCAAAGAAAGGCGGAATCACAAATATCAGCCTTAAAGTAAAGCCTATGAAAAAGTTCAATCAGCTTTGCTATCCTTATATTGAAAATATTGAAGAGTTCATCAACGGTTTCTATGCGTCAGATGCTCCGGTTATGATTTTCCTTGGTCCTCCTGGCCTTGGTAAAACTTCAATTCTAAAATATATGATCAATCGTGATAATCTAAAAGTTGTCACTACTTATGACGAAAAAGTCATGGAAGATGATTCTTTTTACATGTCTTTTATTCGTTCAAAAAATGATCTTTTGATCCTTGAAGATGCTGATCGTATCCTTCGTGAACGCAAGCTTGAAAATTCTGTAATGTCTAAGCTTCTTAATGTGTCTGATGGTATCTTCAGTCTCGATAAGAAAAAGATTATCTTTACAACTAATGCTGAAAAGCGTGAAATTGATGAGGCAATCCTTCGCCCTGGACGTTGCTACAAATTGGTTGAATTCAGACCTTTGACACGATTGGAAGCCGAAGCATTGGCAGAATCTCTTGGTAAAGAGCTTACTGTTAACAAATCTGAATACACTCTGGCCGAAATTTTTAGCGGTCAAAACCAATCAAAAAATAAATTTGGATTTCGCTAAAAAAGCTATTGACGGCATGTAGGGAATATCATAGTCTGTATGTGTTGAAGATGCTTAGAGAAAAGAGAAATGAGACATAGGAGGCACCAATGCTCTGATAATTAAAAAAATATCTTGATTATAGATTTGTGATTTGATATAGATTGGATAGAAACCTTAAGGAGATTAAAATGAATAGCTCCCGAGATTCCCCGATTTAATACAAAATTGATAGTTAGATATAGATTGTGATTATTAGAGAAACTTTAGGAGATTAACTATGGTAAGCAGCACTGGTCCCCCGAGGTAAAACTTAAAATGCGCCCCAAAACGGCGCTTATTAGATTGATAGATATAGATAAATTGTAGGTTGTAAGTGGTGTGGTCCTGGGCATGACCTTAACAAAAACTGCCCATTAGTTTTGTTGGGAGGTTGAATGATTTTTGTATATACATTACAAAACATTATAGGATTATTGATTTTTACAATTTTCTTTATTGGTATAATATTTTATGGTATTGTAAAGGGAGTCAAATCTCTTAATCGATGGCGCAAATCTGGATTTTGCCGACACGATTGGAAATTTAATAAATCAAATTCTTTTAGTCAAAAGCACTGGTATAAGTGTAATAAATGCAATGAAGAAAGGCTCATGTAATGCCTTTTGTATATTCTGTTTCCGACGATAACCCAAATAGCAGTTATGGAAAAACTTACTTTTCTTCATTAAAATCTGCTAAGATACATGCACAAGAATGTGCAGATTTTGACGGATTGACAAAAGAAGTCATAAAGAATAAACTTAATAAAATTAAAGCAAGTGAGCTTTATGTATCACTTCTTAATGGACATACATGGTGTTCCGAAACAGAAATTGTCTTTGTAGCCAAGCCTTCGCCTGATACGTCTCCCGAATGGAAGGAATAATATAAAATGAATTATGTAATTTTTTTGGACGATGAGCGCCTTCCTCCTGTAAATTTCGGGGCCAACATTTCAAGCCCATGGATTCTTGTTTGTCGCAGCGCAGAAATGGCTATTGTGGCAATCCAGAATATGCCAAAGAACGCCAATCTAGCTTATATTTCTTTTGACCATGATCTTGGCGAAGACCGGAAGACCGGCATGGATTTCGCCAAGTGGCTTGTTGATGCTGATGCGGGATATATTGAGGGACAGAGAGCAAACTTTATTCCTGATTATTTCCAATTTTATGTTCATTCTCAGAATCCGGTTGGTGCACAGAATATCCAGAGTTATATGGATAATTATCTTAAAACCAAAAAGTGAAAAATTTTCAAAAAGGTAGTTGACGAAAAAATAAAATCTGCTACATTACGAATATAGAGTGGTTGCCGGGAAGACCGGATTAAATGAAGGAAACTTCGGCCACGGCTATCAAAAACATCCTGTGGTCGTCTAATTGCGCAAGGACACCTCTGCGGAGTCGGAGGAAATGGCGGTTCGCGACCGTCACACAGGTAGCTGTTTGATAAATGAATATAACAAAATCTAAAGTTTAGTCGAGTGCTTCTTGCGCCTAAAGCAGAAATGCCATGGGGAAGCCAAAAGAAATCCGGCTTGGGATTCGACTAATTCAATTGGTGAAATGAAGGTGAGCGGAACCTATAAGTCTCATAAATCTGGCCAGATGCCTTCATGTAGCCAAGTAAAGGGAAGCGCCTCTCCCTTGAAAATCATAAAGCGATAGAGTCCAGAATCGTAAGAAACTGGCAACTACTTTGCCACCGTTTAGACGGTTGGGGGAAGATTAAAAAATGCCCTTAAAAATGGTGGAGCTATTTTACAATGATACGAAATTGGCCGGGCCTGAAGTGCTTCATTCTAGATTAAGGTTTGAATAGTTCTAGACTGGTTATTAACAGGTTCGATTCCTGTTACAGGGATTAATTCTTGAAACTATTTAAGTGGGCGGTTTGTTTATTATAGGAAAAATAAGCTCATATACAGCGGTAACTGTCATACATGAGCAAATATTTCGCCTTTACCGAGGAAACAGGGATAATACCCTGGAATGAACCGCCCACTTAAATAGTTTATATGAATTGGGTAGTGATAAACGAAGAACAAGTAAAGGGATAGGCCATTTCTTGAACGAGGCTTCGGGCAGTAATTTAAGTAAAATTATGAAACCATGGATAACATAATTTGAAAGAATTATTGGGTTAACACGACTGGTCTGCCGACCGGAGAAATGTAGGTATAAGTCCTACCCCAATACGATTTTTATAAAGTTCGATACATCTCAATTAATAAAGGAAAATATATGTCGCTTAAACCATTAAATGATCGTGTAATTGTTGAACGAATTGATACGGTTACAAGAACTCCTGGCGGGCTTTTAATTCCAGAGACTGCACAAGAAAAGCCTGTATTGGGAAATGTTGTTGCAACTTCAAATTCTTCTGTTAACATCAATGATATTGTTTTATTTGGTCGCCATGCAGGTATTGAAGTTAAAGATGATGGAAAGACTTTGTTAATTCTTAAAGTTGAAGAACTCTTAGCAATTAAGAATTAATTTAAATGGTTAATATTTTATCTCGGAGAAAATAAAAATTTTGAGCTTATTTCAATATCAGACTGAAGAAAGTTGGTAAGGGCGCACCCTGTCTTTATGATATGTTAGACTCCCTATATTATTTTTATTATGAAAGGAAATATTATGCCTTGTTCTGATGCCGGTTTTGAACACTATGATAATATGGTTTTAAATGAAAAGATTAATACTTTGACTGAATTGCTTTGTGAAGCATCACACATTCTTTCAGAGAATGAACTTATGAATATTGCCAGCAATGATCTGAATAATTGGTGGAAACACCATGAAGCGGAAGATCGCAAGAGACGGCAGAAGGAATCTGAACAGCGAGAACTTCGTCGCATCGCTGAAGAAGCCATGCGAAATCTGTCCCCTGCACAGAAGGAAGCGCTTGGTCAATTTTATGGCTTGAAGGCCAAGCTAATTCGTTAAATAAAGCTTAGGAGGGGGTTTAATCGGCAGTCTATTATCTTTGGATAATCAGCAACGGATTCCCCTCCTTTCGATAATGTCTCTATGGCGGAATGGTAGACGCACCTTCTATACAAGGAGGCGGTGGGTAATAGAACAAGGATACTTGTTTGAACCAAGAGTAATGGATATATTGGTTAGTGGCGCCACTAGTCCAATTGAAGACGACTCAAGACCCATCATCCGTGGTTCAAAACCCGGTAGAGACACCACCAAAAATTAAATAGGAAATATCATGGATTATATGTTAGCTCATGAATTTGAGAAACTGTCTAAAAATAAACTATCTAATGAAAAGTCTAAAGAATTAATTTGGAATAACAAAGATATTGATATTGATTATCTTTATCCTAAGATAGTTTGTTGTGTCAATCGTCTTATTTCCAAAAAAACTCTAAACACTGAAGATTTGCGTTATTGGCACAGATTACTTTTGGATATCGCTGCTTATAAGAAAGATACGCCGTATTCTGAAAGATTTTTAGGTATAGCAGATTTGATCAGAACCCAAGTGTATTTTCGTGAAATTAAATACGAAAATAAAATGGATAATTTTTCAAAATAATAAGATTTATGTATGAATGATTTTAATCTTCAAGTCTTACGCACTATAGATAAGTACGATAAGATTGGGGCTGATGGAGTGTTTAGACTTCTTACGGATGGAATGAAAGATAAAGAATCCGGTGCTTATATTCCTGGGGTTGGATTAGATAAAGTAAATGCTACTTTACTTGTTGAGTTTATACAAACCACTGGTAATTCTAATGAAGAAACATTAGAAAACATGGAAAAGTGGTTTTCAAAAGCCGCTAAGATAAAAAATCGAATTGATTTAATGATCCTTATGGAAGAAACTGTAATAGACTCTAAGGGAACCACTTTGTGGGATATTTTAATTCATATGTCTCAAAATGAAAATGAAACTTGGGAAAACGGTGGTAGACCTAAAAATATTGCTTGGGCATTAGATGACATTTTAGAATCTGACATGAACTATATACAGTTTTTAAATAAACCCCCATCCATAGGCATAGAAAATGATTGATTATAAACTCCTTCACGAATCTATTCTTCACTATGAAGAAGCCGGGTTTCGACGTATTGAAGCTCCCTGGCTTGTATCAGAAGCTATCAATGATATTACTTGTCCTGCATGGGCAGGAAAATATCATGTCATTAAAGGCGACAAGAAAAAGACCTTTGTGGCGAGTGGAGAACAGTCATTTCTTTATTTAATTAATAAGGGATTTCTACCAACTTCCGGTAAATACCAGACGATTACTCCTTGTATGCGTAATGATGATTTTGATACAACGCATACTAAATATTTTATTAAAAATGAATTGATTTCATATGGACCATATGTATCCGAAAAGCATGTTGAGCCTATCATGACAGATGCTCTTGAATTCTTTTCAAAATATGTGATTAAGAATTTTATTAAGATAGTAAAGACAGCCGAAGGGTTCGATCTTGAATACCGAGGGGTGGAGATTGGTTCCTATGGATATAGAGAATGCTTATTCACCAAATGGATTTACGCAACCGGCTTGGCAGAACCAAGATTTTCTCGTATGATATATGGAAATTGAATGAGTTATCATTTAACTAAAATACCAAAAGGAATATATGGAAAAGCGTCCAAAATAAAAGAGGAATATCTTGAATTTGAAGATGCCATTTATCAAGATAATCCTTTGATGGCTCTTCAAGAACTATCTGATATACTTGGTGCTATTGAGGCTTATTCCGCCGCCTATAATATGTCATTGAATGATCTTATTAAAATGAAGGAAGCAACTAAGCGAGCCTTCGAATCAGGACACCGAACATGAAAATTTGGTTTGTTATATTTCTTGTTATGATACTTTTAGCGATAGCAGTATTTTACACTACTGTCATTTTTAATATAGAAAAAACAAATTGGTGTAGTGAAAACAATTTCAACTCAATCTATATTGATAAAAGAGCATTTTGTGTTAATGAGCAAGGATTTGTATTTGTGCCAAACATTAAGGGATAATAGTGCAGTTAAAAATATTTATTTTCTTATTTCGAGATGATAAATCACTTCAATATCAAATTGCTGAAATTACAGCATATTCTAGACAAGAAGCGATTCGATATTTTGTCGAAACCCATCCTTTAACAGAGTATGAAATCATAACTTGAATAAATAGAGTCGAACAACTAGGAGGAAAGATATGTTCGACTTTGGATTAGGTAAGGTATGGTCTACACTAATAGTAATAGCATTAGCAATTGCTCTCTCTGGTGCCGCATTTTGGTATGTGTATAGTTGGGGATATAATGACGCACAGGCAAAATGTCAGGTTGCAGCATTAGAAGAAATAATTAAATCTAAAGAACGTGATTTGGCAGTTATTCAAAAGAAAGCTAACGAAGAGACGGTGACGAAAATTGAGCTTGACAAGAAGCTTAAAGCAAGAGAAGATGAACTAGAAGAATATAAGAGCAAACTTTCCGAAAACAATTCATGTATTGCAACTGATGCTGATGTGGAATACTTTAACGGAAAGAAAAAGAAATGAAGAAAGTATTAATTGTATTTTTATTGGGTATTGTATTAGCCGGATGTGAACAAACAGTTCCAAAACCCGAGCTTAAAATTACACTCCCTCCACCACCTTCCTTTTGTGATAAGGTGGACCTTCCAAAATTAAAGAAAGGTGAAGATATTCGTGTATTTGCTGGACGATTAAAAGTGTTTGCAGAATCACGAAATGATGATCTATCATCATGTCGTAAATGGATTGAAGACTTAGCTAAAGAATATCAGTAAAGGAAATTTTTATTATGGATAAAGTGGTTATTACTCTTACCGTTTCAGATATTGATCCTAAAATCCCTTCAATTTCAATTCCAATCCTATTGGTTGAAAGTGAGGAAATCGCACAAGATTTGGTTAATCGTATTCGAACTACTTTTAATGATATTAATGCCAAATCCCGCCAAAGATATGAACCCCTTCTTATTAAAGCTATGGAAGACCAAGATAAAGATACACAGAGACTCCTTGTAAGTCAGATTTGTAAAGAATATGATGATGCTTTAAAGCAATATAATGTTCCTACTAATTATTTCTCTTGGATACATACTGTTGATATTAAATTCATGGCATTTTATGTGAAGAATTGGGAAAATTGAATTGAAAATTTATAATATTGTAAGACGATTGATTGGCTGGAAGGATAGTTATTCTGAAACAATTATTCTAAGAGCCTTTACCAATAAGGAGTCTGCCGAAACATGGCAGACTCGTAGAATCGAGCTTTACGATGCTGGAACTGTTGCGCTTAGCACTAATGATGATGAAAAAATTCAATTGGCCTTTCTTGACATTGAAGCCCATGGTATTCCCCCGGTAAGTCTCGATATTTACATGGCTGAACGTTTTTATATTTGCGAAACGGAATTATATAAATGAAATTATATTTTGCTGGACCTTCAGTTTTCCTTAAAAACGGACAATCAGAAATTACAGGTAATTTTTTAAAGAATCTTGCGTTGCGTTATGGAGCCACTGGTTTTTATCCCGGTGATTTCTCTTCAACTGATCCTGGAAAAATTTACGATAACTGTGTTTCAAACCTATTTGATTCTAATGCTATTATTGCCGATATTGGTAGTTGGCGTGGTGCCGAGATGGATGTTGGAACAGCCGTCGAAATCGGAATTGCAATTGGAAAAAATATCCCAATTTATGGATATGCAGAAGATTGGGATATTCCGCTTGTTGACAAACTTCCTCCTTCAGTTGATTATGATACAGAAAATTTTGGATTTCCACAAAATCTAATGGTTATTTTTTCTTGTGTTGAAATCTTTGAAACAGCAGAAGAAGCCGTAAAAGCTGCCACTAAAAGAAGATAATATGAGCAAACGTCATAGTTTACTTTCAAGAATTAAAAAAAGAAAATGGGGAAATGAATTAATAGAAACGAATAAAAACTGTTTCTATTGTGATACTCCATTTAACGATTTTAATGAATATGATCGAATGACGGGAGACCATATTATTCCAAAGTGTCGTGGAGGAAAAATTGTAGAACATAATATTGTTCTTGCGTGTAATATGTGTAATGCGGTAAAAGACAACACAGATTTTATTAAATTCTATATGTTTGCACAATTATATATCAAGCATAATAGAATGAATAGTATTTCAAAATTAAATCATGAATATAGGAGAATACGAAATGGATAAGTTGGTTACTGTACTTGGTGGAATTCTATTGGTTGGTCTGATTCTTACTCTAGGTGCTTTAGTTGGACCTTTGGTAGGAGCTTTCGTAGGTTGGGTTCTTTCATGGGCCATGCCAACGTGGATTTCCGGTGGATTTGCTGCTTTTGGATTAAATGTCAATCCTGATCAGTTTGTGGCAGTTGGCGCCATGCTTGGATTTGTTGGTGCATTTCTCAGAAGTACCGGACAATCAAATAAGTCTTGACCCTAAAATAAATTAGTATATTATGTAATAACAATTTGGGGGGAGAATCGTATGGACATTATTCTTAATGTTGAATATATTTCTGCTTCCAAATTGTGGCATGGTTATACACAAGAAACTGATGGGATTGAATTTATTTTTGCAGTGGCAGGTTGCCAAACTCTGGATGAACTGATAGAATGTATGAACTATTTGGCTAATGAAAAAGGTAAAATTGTTTCGTTTATTATAAATAGGATTAAGTAATGATTACGGAACGTGATGTATATAAAGTAATTAAAGAACTTATAGAATTTCCTTTTCCACAAGTTTGTGTACATCATGCCGCAGGAAAGCTCATTACAATGCTTGAAAATTGTGGATATGAGATTGACAATGATTTGGTACACTCTATAGTGTTTGCTGAAGATGAAAAATCATTAGCAATGTTGGAAGATAAAATTAAATGAAATTTTGATGGCTGCGGGTGTAGGACACGGGAGGTGCTTATAACACCTTATAGTCCGCAGATAACGGATTCCAACTAGGATCGATACCTAGCGCAGTCACCATGATTTCATTTTATTGAAAGTTTCCAGCCATATTTTGAATATTGAGGAAATTGATTTTGTTTAATTTCTTTTATAATATCATTTTTTTCTATTCGAATTAATTTATAGTTTCGTTTCTTTTTTATTTTAATAGGCGGATTAGGATTGTTTTTATACTTATAAATTCTATCTGATGTATGTGCTGATTTTCCGTTATTTTTAGCAATTTGCTTCCATTCATCACTTTGAAAGTATGATTTATCTCTATTTTGATTGACAATCTTCATTGTATTTGAAATTTTTTGGCGTCTATCAATATCAGCCTCTCTATCATATGTGGCTTTACGATATGTAGATATATCCTTACGAATAGTTTCATATAAACGAGAACATATTACTCTTTGAGATTGATGTTTATTATTTCGTCGGAATGCTGTAACTGCCCAAGCTAACTTAAACCAAATATCAGTATTCTTCTCTACCATCTTGGTTAAAAGAATATGACAAATAAAGTGTTCTTTAGCGGAGAGTAAAACTAAATTGTTTTTGGTATTGTTTCCACCCAAACATTTAGGTATGATATGATGCTTTTCAAAATAATCGATAGAATTTTTAACTCTATTTTGTGATATTGCATTAGAGATAATTTTATAATACCAAATGTAATATTTGTTGTTTAAAAACATATTTATCCTTTGTATCTGTTGCAAAATTATTTATAAGCAGTTGACAGAAAATCGATAGTGATCTATAAATAAATTCAAGCCTCTGTAGTCCAATTGGCAGGAGACAGCACCCTCAAAACGTGTACAGTATCGGTTCGAATCCGATTGGAGGCACCAAATTAGCGCATATAGTCCAACGGCAGGAGACAAGGCACTTAAAATGCCTACAGTGTTGGTTCGAATCCAACTATGCGCACCATTAAATTAATGATCCTGTGAATAATGAGATTGTGGGTTCATGCGAATTCAGGCACAGCACGAATACTTAAAATATTCGACCTTTGTGGGTTCGATTCCCACCAATCTCACCAATTTCCCTTTTGCGGTTGTAGCTCAATGGTAGAGCAGGGCCTTCTAAACGCCATGGTAGTGGGTTCGAATCCCACCTACCGCACCATTCTTACAAAGGATACTTATATTATGAATTCTTTTCTAAAAGGTTTTTTCAATGGCATTCTTGACTCCTGTGTTATTTTTTGCCCTCTAATTTGTAGTATAAATCTAGTTTTCGTTCCATCGCTATCTATTGTATGGATGCCTGCTGCTATTTTAGGTGGACTAATTCTAGCCAATGAAATTCGCAAAGGTTCGTTTGATTATATTGTAAATAAATAAGTCCCTGTAGCTCAATTGGTTAGAGCCATCCGCTCATAACGGATCGGTTGTAGGTTCAAGTCCTACCGGGGACACCAATTCCTTTTCCTTAATATTCATCTCTTCTTCAACCAAGATATCCATCGTTTAAATCTTCGGTTTGATGTTTGCCAATATAAATTTTTCCATTTGCACGACAGGTGGTTTTGTATATGGTATAAAACACAGACGCTTCCTAATTGTTGTTTGTCTGTGTATTTAGCACAGAGTGCTAATTTAAGCCGATAAGCTGGCCCTAGGGTCGCAAGACTTAGCTTATCGAAATTCACATAGGGCACAATTTAAAACAAAAAGCCCGTGCCCTAAAAGACACGGAAACTTAAAAATGAAAAAGTATCTAATCATCTTCACCGCCGTTTTTCTTGGCGGTTGCCAGACAACGGAATCTGGAGTTCTTAAAAAGTATACCGCAACATCTTCTTATTATTGGCAGGGAAGCAAAACAGCAAGCGGCGAAAGATTTAATCCTCATGGATTGACGGCGGCGCATAAAAGGTATAGTTTTGGAACTAGATTGAGATTGACAAATCCAAAGAATAATCAATCGGTTGTCGTCAGAGTGAATGACCGTGGTCCTTTTATTAAGGGTCGTGATTTAGATGTTTCACTTGGTGCAGCTAATGCGCTTGGATTTCGTCAAGCTGGCGTAACTAATTTACATGTAGAGGTTTTAAAATAAGAATTCATGGGCGTCCGTAATTATCCAGAAACACCAAGAGTATACTTTGATATGGATGGAGTTCTAGCCGATTTCGAGAAAGCGGCAGGACATGAGGGAATCCATCCAAAACAATTTAAAGGTATACATGGAGCATATGCTATGTTGCCGGTTATTACGGGCGCCCAAGAGGCAGTAGAACGGGTTATTAAAATGGGATACGAAAGTTTCGTTTGCACGAAAATTCCTGATGAAAACCCTTCTGCTGCAACAGATAAAATTTGGTGGATTAAGAAAAAATTTCCCATGCTACATGGTAGGGTGTTCATCGTTCCCGATAAAGGAGCCATAGGAAGACCATGTGATTTTCTTATTGATGATCATTTAGAATGGGCTAATGCTCATAATTTTCCTGGCACTAAAATTCCATTTAATGGAGATTGGGATACAATCTTCAACGTCCTTCCAAATTATAAAGGATAATATTATGAATGAACTTTCTTTTCTTCTTTATCTAGCTCACGTTTCCGATAATATCGGAGGTGTTCTTGGGGTTCTTGGTGTTCTAACTTGCATCGGGGCAATAGTAATGGCGTTGTATTACACCATTACAAAATTTTTTGTTATACCAAGTATTGAAGTTGCTGGTGAATCTTGGAAGTCTTGGAGCACTGATGAATTTGACCGTTTGCTTGCCAGCGTAAAAGTTGCTGGTAAAGCTTTTGTTATTCTTTGTACCATTTCAATAACGGCAGGATTGATTAAAAGTTTTGTTCCCGACCGTAAGACTGTCACATTGATTGCAGCTTCTCAGATTGGTGAAAAGATTATCAAGAGTCCGCAGGTTCAGTCTATTGTTGATCCGTCTATCACGCTTCTAAAGTCATGGATGGAACAGCAAACACAGAGCATTGAAAAGGAAATGCTTAAGTCTAAACTGGATAACATGAAGTGAACATAGGTAGTGGAAATCCATATCCTTCTAACGCATTGAGCAACTTTGCGCCCCATCCCTTTGTTTTCAGAGGGGTGGAGTGCAATTCCATGGAAGGCTTGGTACAGAGCTTCAAATTCGACAAACCGCATATTCAGGTTGAAGTGTGTAAGCTTGTCGGATTGGCAGCAAAGAAGCGTGGTTCCGCTCGCAATAAGCAGTGGAAATCAAAGCAAATTCTTTGGTGGAATGGCAGTCCATATCCTCGTGACAGCCAAGCATATCAAGACTTGCTGGACGAAGCTTATATCTGTCTTTCTTTTAATTCATCCTTTAAGAAAGCTCTTTTAGCGACTGGTGATGCGGTATTGACACACTCCATTGGACGTAATAAGATCAATGAGACCGTGTTGACGGAAAAAGAATTTGTTTCCCGTCTAATGCTCATTCGTCAGATATTAAAAGGAAAAGAAAAGGATAATAAATGACGTGGACACTTATTCTTTACATATTTGTAATTTCTTCGCCGTCCCGGTCTATGATGGATATGCAGACAGGATACACTTCATATGATACTTGTATGAAGGCTGGTGAACAAGCGAGTCCCGGTACAGTTAAATCTTCTAATTATGCGGTGCAAACACATTTCGTATATCGCTGCATTGAGGTAAAATAATATGCTTTCCCTTTACACAATTCTTATTCTTATTTTTGCTCATTGGTATGCCGATTTTGTTGAACAGACACAAGAAATGGCAACCAATAAAAGCAAGAGTTGGGAGCATCTTAGCTGGCATGTAGTGAGCTATACCGTGAGCCTGTCTCTATTCGGGTTGGTTCTTGCCGCCGATATGATTGATCGTGGACAGGCAACCCTGTGGGTTCTTGTTCCGTTGCTCGGTTGGCTTTTGCTCAACGGCGCATTGCATTTCATTACCGATGCTTGCACCAGTCGTTTGACTGGATATTTTTACAAAAAGGGCGATTACCATAATTTCTTTGTGGTGATTGGATTTGAACAATTTATTCATTATACCTGTCTCTTTGTGACATGGTATTATATGATTGGAGTATAATGTGCTTACTGAAGAAGAAATCGAAGATATAATCATTGCCGGCATCGAATATCATGGTTATTATGAACAAATTGACAATACGATTTCTTGGTTTGAACAAGAGTATACTGGTAAATATGATCCTGAAGTTCTATTGAGAATTGCAGAAAAACATTGTTATTATTAATTGGAGTGGACATGACTATTATTCAAAAACTAAACACTGATCTTCTTACCGCCCGCAAAGCTCGTAATTCTGAAAACATTACCATCCTTTCAACTGTTATTGGTGAGCTTAATGCAAACGCAAAGCTCGTGGATGGTGTAAAGACGGTAACTGATGAGGAGGCAACTGCCCTTCTAAAGAAGCATATCAAGGGCATTGATGAGGTGTTGAAGTATCAGCCTGATAATACCAAGTCACAACATGAAAAGACAATTCTTTCAATTTATCTTCCTCAAATGATGAGCGAAGATGATTTGCGAAATACAATTCATAACTTTATTAAATTTTATGCTGGCGCTGGCGAGCGGGCAGATTCGCTGCCAACTATGGGAATTGTCATGAAGTGGCTCAAGGACAATCATGCTGGACAATATGATGGCGCCCTTGCATCCAAGATCGTCAAGGAAACCCTGGCGTGAGTAAATATTTAGGGGAGACGCCTGTAACTGATTTTACAGGCACTCCATACGAAGGATTTACTCCTACCGATTGGGCTATGTTGTTTATTACAAAATATGGTCAAATTAGTGGTGAACATCATAAAGCATGGGTATTAGATCAAGTATCCAGAATCCTCAAAGGAACGCCCGTTGAAGTAACTCTTGCAACTTGGGATACTGGAGAGAAAGAATATCGAATTAATACTGGAACACCATCTCAATCTTATTTGGGCTGGGTTTCCTATATGCTTGGTGAATATAATGAAGAAAACGAAGAATATGAATATGAATACGATGAAGGCAATGCTCCATGATTAATATTAATTTATATATTGGAAACCCATTTTCCAAACAAGTATATAATGAAATTTTAGAAGAACTTTATTATAAGAACTGGCGTCTGTGCTCACATAAAGTGTTTGAAGTACAAATATTTAAATTTAATAAAAAAGATATTTTTGACTTCTCTTTTGAAATTCGCCCAAAGACGGTTGATCATGCTGGTTGGAGTTTTGAATTAAGACTCTTCGGGTTTGGTCCGTCATTTGCATTCTATGACACCCGACATTCTGATCAGCGATGAAAAAAACTATAAATTACGAATATTTGGAAGAAAAAGTTCATTATAATATTCCCGCACTTGATACCAAATTGTATAAAGGAATAATTATTGATACTGAAACCGTCGATAAAAACGAAGATTCTGATATAATTGAATTGGCAGCACTTTTATTTACATTTGATCTTAATGGTACGGTATATGAAGTAATCGACCAATATCATTCATACAACGATACAGATCAGGAAATATCTTCTGGTGCGTTTGCTAAACATGGTCTTACAAAAGACGATATTAAGGGACATTCTATAGATATAGAATTACTAAAAGATTGGCGAAAGCAATCTGTAATAGTAATTGCCCATAATGCTGTATTTGATCGCGGAAAGCTTTTGAGAAAAATACCAGAATTTAGAAAAAGTTATTGGGCATGCACATGTTATGACATTGATTGGGAAGCGCAAGGCTATACCCATAAAACCTTAGAATATCTTACTCTCAAAAATAGAATTCATTATGAAAATGGACACAGAGCCACAACGGATTGTCATTATCTTTTAGAGTTAGTTTCAAGAGAACTTCCTTCGACCGGAATTCCCATACTTCGTCATCTCATGGATGCCGCAAGTAAAGAGGTTTATATTATTGGGATTAAACTCGATCCATATTCAGAAGACTTAAAGAATTATCTTAAAGATTGGCGATATGATTATCATAAAGAAAATAAAGCTTGGACGAATAGTAAATTGAGCCAAAAAGAATTTATCGATCAATGTAAAATTATTTCTGAATATGGAAATAAAGATAATATTAGATGGAGTAAAATTTCTAGACGTGATCCCGAATATTTTGACTTGACAAAGGAATATACATACAATATGTTGTTCTCTCCAAAATAGGAGGAAACTGTGTTTCTTTTAGATTATATTATGTACATTTATATAGGTAATGAATTTCATTTTGTTGAATATGATTCCGATATTGAAAAAGAATATGACCAGAAGACACTACGTTTTCTTGGTTGTATGGAAGACCTATTCTCAGAATTAACTCTTCTAGATGCTTATGGCGCAGCAAATGAAGAAAACATTAAGTGGCTCATTTATGATGTTGGAAAGCGTCACATGGGCTCTAATAAGAAGCAACTATTAAATGATTACTTTCGAGTAATGTATATGATTTGGGGCGGACGAGAAGAAGGTCCGCGTTGGGATACTTTCATCTGTATGTTTGGTGTTCAGAGATTTATTGATGTTATGAAAGCCAGAATCGATGATCCATGGAGAATTGGATATGAGTGAATGGTATAAAGTTGATGAAGAATTAGACCCATTATTTCAGGCGAAACGTAAAGCTATTTGTAACGCAACAGAGAATCTTTTAAGGTTTTATAAATGTGACTTTATTTCGTTTGAAGAATTTACATTCTTAACTAAAGAAAGATTAAAATTCATACGAGAACATGATTTCTGCTATAGTGCAGAAAGAGGATATTATTGGAGAGTGAAAAATGAAAATTAACTATATCAAGGGAAACCTTCTAGAAGCTCCTGATTTTCTCATTGGACATGGTTGTAATGCACAGGGCGTTATGGGCTCTGGTGTTGCTAAGTATGTGCGTGAAAAGTGGCCCAATGCCTATGAAATCTATCATAATGTATGTATAGAAGAGCCGAATAATTTGGGAGGAAGAGTCATTCCAGTTAACGTTGGTAATGATAAGTATGTTCTAAATATGATTACTCAGAATTTGTATGGTACAGATAGCCGTAAGGCTAATTATGAATATATCTATTCTGCATTCGAATCTATTAAAGAAGAAGTAAAAGCAGAAGGTTCTCTTGCTATTCCATTCATTGGTTGCGGCCTCGCTGGTGGCTCTTGGCATATTATCAAGGCTATCATTGAGAAGGTCTTTGACGATACAGACATTTCTATCAACGTCTATTATGTGGACGATGTAGAATTTAAAAGAATTATGGAGAGTTGATTCGTGGAAAAGTTTCTTGATTATTTCACAACCATAGGAGTAGCTGGTTTCTTTATCGTTATGGGCGGGGTTGTCGGAACCCTAATTGGTGCAATTTTAACCTTCTATCCTATTACCTCTGCAATAGTAGTTGGTATTTTTGTTGTTTTTTCATTTATTTGGAGATTAAAAAAATATGGCAAACTTTTCTAATCAGATTTTTGTGAGTTCTGTAGATCAAAATAAACCTAAAACTTTATTTTTTGTACAAGTAAAGAATTCTGAAGATTTTCGCAAAACCCAAAGCCAACATCCTCATGGTGTAATTTTCGATAATATTCCTACAAAGGGGTTCAAGATTAACGGGGTTGAATCAACTTATTCTAATAAAAATAAATGGTTTCAAGTTATTGATCCTCGTGGTTTCATTGAACAAGTATCTGCTGATAATCTCGTGGATATCATGAAACATACGGGCGTTGATAAAGGCGAGCTTACTGGTGAATATGTATGGGGAAAACAAGGCGGTTGGGCATTTCTTGCACGTCTTGACCATCCTGAACTTGTAAAGTATCTCAATCCTGTAGCAGACCCTATTGTAAATCCTGGCGATTATGTCAAATCTAATTATGTAGATGGCGTATATTGCGGAACGTTTTATGTCATGGAATATACTGAGAGATTGCAATATCCTCCCGGTTACTCTTATTGGAACAGTCGCAATAATGGTGTGCAACCAAAACAAATTCCATCTGTAAAAATGAGTAAAGATCGAAGTAAACTTGTATATAGAGATACAAATAAACATAAGTATTATGACTTCGTAAAATCATTTGGTAAAGATCATGTTGTTGCTTCAACTAATAATAATTTTCCTAAATTTGAAAATGGTTATGTGATTTACGAATATAGCAATATGAAGTTGTTGTTTGTTACAAAACAGGCTATGCTTAATTTTGATCAAACAAAACTTGCTGATTTGTATAAACAACGTCCTAAGTGATAATTTTACAACAGTAAAAAAATATTTTCAAAATTGATCTTTTTTCTTGACCCCAAGCATAAATAAAATTATACTTGAGGAATGAACAAAAGATGGCTGTAGGGGGGTAGTGGAATCCCACCGTCCTCATAAGACGGACCAAGCTGGATCGAAGCCAGCTACAGCCACCAAATTCCTTAATATTCGCCTTTAGTTTAAATGGTAAAACACTTGATTCTGATTCAGGCAGATGTAGGTTCGAATCCTACAGGGCGATCCAATATTATGAACCTGTGAAAATTATATTCTAATACTTTTCCAATAAAAATTATTTACATAAAATCTCATTTTAGGGATTGACAATTTTATGATTTACGGTAAAATCATCAGTGCACACGATGCAATAACCTTTGAATACATTGGAGCAAACGGAAAGAACACTCCAATTCTATATGAAGATATTGATGGCAACCTATTCTATGTATTGAAATACAAATATCTTATTAGTGAAGATTCTCCTATAGAAAATACATTAGCACATTTTGAAGTATTCTATGATAGAGCCCTTAATGTCATATTAATAGATAGTAGAGATTTATTACATTCGTTCAAATATGATGAGATATACGTAGTATATGTTGCAGATAATTCACGTATAAAAGATGGCACTATGAGATTTAAAATTTCTCCCATTACAATATTAGATATACATTCTTTAAAAGATTTATGAGGTGACAGTGAGTATTTTTGAAGCAAAACGTTTTCTTACACCAAGATTTAAAACTATTGTGGATGCATTAGCAGATTATAATAAAGAACATGATGCTACTTATTATTTCTCTGGTACATGTCTTACAAATGCTTATCATGGTTTTAAACAAACAGATATAGATTTTTTTATTAATCCTAAAGATACATCTAAGTATGCAGATGATATGGGAGCTTATTTAGAAAAATTATTTCAAGATGGGCAAATCGAAAACTATAGTATTTCAGAAGATTTCTTATATTCTTTGACTTACATTGATATTAATGACGTAAAGTTTAATCTTGTGGTTTCAGGTAATAATCCTTTAGAACAGATTGATTCTCACGATTTACAACATACTCAATGGTTTACAAAGAATATTGAAGAAAACTTCTGGTTTGGTGAAGAGGAGAAGCAAGACTTCTTTTTCTACAGCTATCCAACAACTCGAATGGCAATTGAGAATAAATGGCTCTTGCCTACATTTGAATTTAGAAATTTGATCAATAAGGTAATGGCAAATATTGCTGAAGAAGATGAAATACATAGAGTGTGCAAAATGCTCCTACGTATTAAGAAATTCAAAGCAAGAGGAATGATTATTCCTGAACAGTCGGATTTTAAAAAGACAGTACGTTCTCTAACAACCAAGCTTAAAGATAGATATGAATTTGAAAAAGATACTAATATGTCATTTGATGTCGAATCGATGGGATTAGGTATTGCCCCTAAAGATGGTATTTTTGACGAAGAGGATATTTTAATATGACTGCATACAAAGCTCCTCAAGATTATCCTATGGGAAATAATGAAGAATACGTATTTCTTGCAGGTTCAATTGAAATGGGTAAAGCTGTAGAGTGGCAAACTCTTATTGAAAAAGAATTTGAAGGTTCGGGTATTAATACTCTAAACCCAAGACGTGATGATTGGGATAGTTCTTGGGTTCAAGACCCAACTCCCGGAACTAAATTTCACGAACAGGTTACTTGGGAGTTGACGGGATTAGAAAATTCAGATATGATTGTTTTCTATTTTGATCCAAAGACACAAAGTCCGGTCACTCTTTTGGAATTGGGTAAGTGTTTAGAAAATAATGAAGATAAATTAATTTTTGTATGTTGCTCACCCGAATATTTTCGATACGGCAATGTAAAAATTATGTGTGATCGAGAGTTTGAGCGAAAAAGTTTAATTTTATTTTCTGAAAACTTTGATGATCTGGTTTCAGATATTCGACTGGCATTAGCATTTATGTAAAAAATAAATTAGTAGTTGACACAAAAATCAACTTAGTGTATAAATAGATAATCAAAGAAGCGCTTTGCTCTGGTGTACTCAACTGGTAAGAGAGCAAGCTGTTAACTTGTCATATGTTCGTTCGAATCGAACCATCAGAGCAAAGCGCTTTTTATTCCCGATAACCCGAGCTTGGCGCATGGGCTGTGCTGTTAACACATGATTAGGCTGGTTCGATCCCAGCATCGGGAGCCAATTTTTGGAGATTGACAAATGGATGAAGAAAATCTTATTGTCGGTTTCCTTTTCGGACTACTTATAATAACTATTATATTTAGTGCTGAATTAATAACATTATCTAATGAAAAACAACCTTCTATTGTAGATTATATTCGTCAAATAGAAAGTAAACGAATTAAATAAATGCGGGTATGGTATATAGATTGTGCCTTAGCCTTCCAAGCTAATGAAAAGGGTTTGAGTCCCTTTATCCGCTCCAATACTAGTTTGTAGGTATTCTGTGTTTACTTGAAACCTTCGAATGCTCCTGGCGAATGGCTGGTGCCTGTTCGCTAGACTGAAAATCTAGAGGTAGTAGTTCGATTCTACTCGGGAGCACCATTTAAGTTGAGGAATCTGGACGCTCCCTTATCCTACTTTAAAATGGATAAAAAACCAGAAAGAATTTAGTTTGGGGGTTACATGTAGTGAGAGAGAAAGGTATCTTTCTTTTGTAGGTGAAAGCCCTACCCCTTAAGCCTTCAATGCTCCTGTCGTCTACTGGCTAAGGCATTCAGTTGATACCTGAAAAAAGGATGATCGAAACATCCCTGGAGCACCATATTTTATACAATAGATGAGGTTTGATGTACAATCTTTCAATTCCTGTTCCTGCGCCAGATTGTTCAAGTTTTACTCCAATTTCATATGAATTTTTACATCCTTACAAAGCTATTTTGACTGACAAGGATGGAAATAAAGTTTTGACTGGTTATGGTATTGGTGAACTTATCCATATTATGGAACCAAGCGTTCAACTTCTCGTTTGCGCATACGATTACTATAAAGAACTTCCTTTAGAAGGTGGTTATAAGTTGGAAGTGAATGATGATCTTCATCTTAAGAAAGTGTGGGTGCGATGATCGATGACAAAGGAGTTTTGGGTTTCAATTGCCATTTAAGTAAAAAGACTTGGAATGGAGTTGATTATTTTGTTCGTATCTATGCATGTCGTGGAATTGGAACAAAATATGACGAATTTTATAAGTGGTTAAACACTGTAAAGCATGTGACAACTTCATGTGATTGGCCCTGGCATTATTTTTATTTTGAAGATATGCGTGAAGAACAAATATTCTTGAGTAAATATGCTTCTAAATTTATTTATTTTGATGCACGGGAAGATGAATAATGGCTAAACTATCTGATTCTGATATTAGTGTATTAAAATTAATCCTTCGTTCTCCTAATCATGGGGCAGGATGGCGCCATGTGTCTGAACAGCTTTGGTTTATTATTGAAGAATTTGAACGAAAAGAATTGCTTGAAATTAAGCCTTTAATGGTTCGATTTAGTGAACGTGGATTGGTCGTGATAGATTACATATGAAGACATGGTATTTTGCTAAGTGTAATAAATGTATGGAAGTTAAATATTTCTTTATAAATGATCCAATTTATACTCACGTTATGTTTGGTGATCAAGACAAATCTACTGAAATTAAACAATGGTTTATTAAACATTATGGTTGTGAATTAACTCTTGGATGGCGAGATGATCATTTAGATGAGCTTTGGGATGAAGGTTACGAGAATAAAGATTTATATTAATTAAAGTTTTGGGTTCGTGTTCCCATCACAATTTGATGCGGGCTATTCGCAAGATAGCTGCTAGTCTGGTTCGATTCCAGCCTTCTTTAAGCAACGCATCAATCTATTTTAAGAAAATGTAATTACAATGTAAATAGAAATGCTCGTAAGGCGAGTGATATTTGAAATAAATGCGTGTGTAGTATAAAGGATAATTATTCCTGATTGCCAATCAGAAGACGAGGGTTCGAATCCCTCCACCCGCACCAGTTAAGGAACTTTGATATGAGTTTACTTGATGAAGTTTGGAAAGAATTCTTTGATCATGGTTTTGATAATGAAACCTATAATCGAATTCAAACCAACTGCCTAAAAATAGCTCAAGAGATTGATCCACGAACAACACATGTTCATGTTGATATCGTCCCTGGTGCCAAAGAAGAAGATATTTACAAGGCTTATAAAGAGGCGATGAAACAGATTGCTTCCGGTGATTATGAAATAGTTGAAAGTTTTCATGAGGACTTTGACAATCCTCCTTTCACTGGTTCGAAAAAAATGACTGTCGAGGAATTTATAAAATCTCTTGACAAAGATAAAGAATCAGAGTAAGATTATCTAGTGTGTGCGAAATACAATATATGTTGAATTATATTTTTAGATTTTAGTTCTTCGCTCATAATTAGAAGTAAATTTGGACAGGATGCTTGTCTGATATTATCATTATTTCTAATGTATCTTTTACCTTTAATTTCTATCCAAATTTGATAATCTGGTAAATAAAAATCGGGTACATAATACTTATTTACATTGTTAATATCGTAATGAAATCTTATATTTGTATTTTTAAACCATCTAATATTAAATTTATCTAATAATTGACAAAAATATAATTCGGCACCGGAATCTAATTGAAATCCTTTATAAATAGTTCGATGTACTCGTGTTGAATTTGGATGATAAGAATGTTTGTTCGAACAAGTTCTAGAACAATATTTTCTAGTTCTTGTGGCACAACTGTCATCAATAAATTGTTCATTGCACTCTTGACAAGTTAGAAGCGGTCTATTACAAATACGTTCAGATGGTTTCCAACGATTTTTTCCACCTTTGCTCATATCGGCTTTGGATGGAAGAACATAATTCTCTTTAACTTTAGTTCTAATCTTTTCTCTTGTTTCTAGAGAATGATTACGTGAACTAGAACAACTTCTGGAACAAAAAATTCCAGGTTTTTCATGAGATGAATTACATTTTGGGCAAGTTTTAGTCATAATGGTCCTATAGTATATGGTTTAACATTCTTATCTGTCTAATAAGAGAATCGGGTTAGAGTCCCGATAGGATCGCCATAATTATTTATAACAATGAGATTAAGTGAGTTTGATTATAATGGGGTATGGGCTAGGACCCGGAAAATCCTTGCAAGATTTTAGCCTGATCGGGGCGGAACCGATATACTCCACCATTTATTTTACCATTAATGGGCTTTTAGTGCTAATGGGAACACACTGCTTTTGCAAAGCAGAATCGACGGATCGTAACCGTCAAGGTCCACCAATTTTCTTATTGTGCGGCAATTGCCGAAAGTAGAGTCGTTCTCTACAATCCTAGAACGGATACTGCAATCTATCCCTAATAAGGAGGATTTCTTGAGCTTCGGCAAGACAGATATCTAGGGTGAGTTTTTGATATTTGAGCAATAAAGACTTGTTCTTGCGCTGCAAAAATCAATTGTTTCTCTCCTCATTGAATGAATAAAAAACAAGAAAGCCGTTCTGTTAAATTAAATTATGAACTTGTGAGGAAAAATGATTCTTAAAGATTTCCTAGAAGCGATTGAATTTCAAGTAAGAGAATGTGTACCTTATCATTGGTCATGTTATGGTGAACGTTGTATGATCATGGATGGATATAATGAATATGGTGAAGCATCTTGCGTTTATTCGCTAGAAACTTCACAAGTATTTGAAGTTTCTATCTCTGATAAGCTTGCTGATCGATATCAATACACATGGGTTGATCCTGATTATAAGGATGAATACGAAGCTGAAGCTAAGTCTCGTCATATTGAACCATATATGTGGCTTGATGGAGAAAAGTATTCTGTCACGGATTCTGAAGAAGATATTCTTGACAAGGTGACTGCAATTCTTAATAATAGAAGTTTCGATGAGACGGTAGTTATTACTTTAATAATGACACCAGAAGAAAAAATTCTTATTGAAACTGCGGCTGCAAATCTTGGTATCACGATTGATAAGTTTGTCGAGCGTGCTATTATGGAAGTTGCATACGAATTGGTAAATTAATTTTATAAATAAAAATATATTCCGGTTGGGGCTGCTAGGCGTGGCCGCATGGCTTTGAACCATGACAAACAGCCTCGTTCGAATCGAGGAACCGGAACCAAAATGCTCTACGACCCAGCTAGTGAAGGGGCTGTCCTGATAAGACAGTAGCCGCAAGGGGCGGAACCTTGGTGGAGCACCATATATCATGATCCTGTGAATTATAATTTCTTAGATACAATCCTTAAATTGTGAGGTTTATATAATGGAATTTTTTGTATTGGCTGGAATCACACTTTTTAATGTGTGGGGAGCCTTGATTTTACTTGCAGCTATTACAATCGCTTGTATACTTAGTTCCAATGAATATACATTGGCATCACTAGGAGTACTTTTAGTGGCCGCGACGGTTACGGCATTTTTCGGTCTAGCTCCTGTTTTTTCTTTTATCGTAAACAACCCATTGACTTTTGCGATTTGGGCTGTAATATATTTGGTAGTTGGAATCGTTTGGTCCATCTATAACTGGTGGGTTTTTGTAAAGAAAGTAAGAAATTACTATAATGAACAAAAAGCATCCTTAAGTAACAATCCTACGGAAAAAGATATTAAATTTGCTAGGGACCGAGTTGTAAATTATTTTGATTTGCTTTCTTTGCCTCCTAAGGCAATGGACCATAAATCACATATCATTTCCAGCATGGTATACTGGCCGATGTCGATGATTTGGTATTTACTTGCTGATTTCCTAAAAGAAATTTTCACCAAGATTTTCAACTACTTCCGTAACCTTTATCAGAGTATTTCTGATAGTGTTTTTAAAGATATGTGATAGGAGAATTTTAATATTATGACTAACACTGGCGCCGCCAAGCTTCGTGAAACCCGAGCCGTTGACACGGTTCTGACTGAAGCTGTTCGCAATCGTACCCGCACTGCTACTCGTGAAACTGCAAATGAGGCTGATAGTCGATTTGCTAGTATTCAGACGAATACATTTCATCAAATTATGTTTGCTCGCGATCTGTCTCCCGAGGCAAAGAAGGATGCCATGACACAGGCAATTTCCTTCATTGGAACCAAAGAAGAAACCCGCACCCGAATCGCTGAATATGAACTGTTTAAGGAATTTCTACAGTCCAAGCGTGAGGAGATGGAAGTTCAAATTATGAAGCTTACGGACACTGAAGCTTATAGCGAGCTTAAGTCCGTGATCGAAGGTCTCAATGGTGGAATGCTCGATTTCGAAGAGCGTATGACTCCTTTGATTGAAATTATTGACGCCATTTATGTTCTTCGTACCAATGGTCTTACTTATGACGCATTTAAGGAAATTCGTGACGAACGAAATCTTGAAGATGAGTATAATGAAAAGCGTTCTGATATTACTACTCGTTTCAATACTTTGAATAATGATATTACAAATCTTCAGAATGAAATTGCTACTCTTGGCGAACAAAAGAGTTTCTTCGGATTTGGTGGGGTGACACAGGAAGCTCGTGAGGCAATTTCACGCAAGAATCTAGAGCTTACTACGGCGCAGAATAACCTCGCCACACTTCAGTCTGAATTGATTGCTCTTAATGTTGAACGTGCGGAACGTCAGTCTAAGAATGGCGAATTCGCTGCGGAAAAAGCAAAGCTTCGTGAACTTCTGGATATTTCTTCGGATGACCATAAGGAACGTCAGAAGGGACTTGTAAGCTCCGCTCTTAACTTCGTGACTGTGTCCAAGGAACGAATTGGTTCCATTCGTGACCATTTCGGTAAGATGGATAGCCAGATTGAAAATCTTGTGGATGCAAATTCCACCATGCTTAAGATTTACGCAATTATGGGCGAGGCTACCAAGGAAGCCGAACAGAAGAATCAGGAAATCCGTGCTTCTCTTGAAGCTCCCGAAGGCGATGAAAACATGATCGCTAAGATTACTCGTGAAGAAAAGAAGATGGCTGTTGAGGAGCATATTGAGCTTCTTAATACCTCTACTGCTGATACCACGATGACCTTTGCGGACCTGTCTTCCAAGGCCATTCGTATCAAGGGTATGAAGGATGCAAATTCTTCGCAGATGGCGAAGGTTCGCACCATGCATTCACAAGGTGTAGCTGGTATTGCTGATCGGCTGAACGTGGTGCTCCAGGCGGTTTCTGCCGCTGCGCTTGGCGAATCTTCTTCCATCGCCAAGGATACGCTCACTCGTATGACTGATAGCACAAATAAGATTTCTCAAAAGGAATCTATCCGTCAGGCTATGTCTGGTGCAGAAATCAATGCCGACCTTGAGAAGGCTCTTGATGACCTTGACGCCTATGGTGAAGTCGTCCGTGCCGCCACTGACATTACCCGTGAAAATGTCACGGAAATGCGCAGCAAGCTTGATGAGCTTCAGAATCTTGCAAAGTCTGTGCAGGGTGATGTCAAGGAAGCCTATGCGGTGCACGCCGATGTTGGTATGGGCGAACAGAAGAAGGAAAAGGCTTCAACCAATTCTTCTTCCAATGATCCTTTCAACTTCGCGGCGTGATTAAATGAAAACTATTATTAAAGCAAGTGAGGCGCCTTTGGCGCCTTACTATGCAATCTGTTTCGAAGAACAATATGTAGAAAAAAATGATTACTATTATGACAATAGTATTAATCATAAGATCAAATTCAATTATCAAGCCTATTTTGATAAAAAGGAATGGGAACATGATATTGAAATTTACACTATTAAAAATATGAAATTCTTCGCATTCCAAGCAAATCCTGCAAAAGTAACAACTACTGTTAATGTGGAGATTACACTATGAAATATATGACAACTGGAACAGAATATCTTGCCGAAAAGCCAGATTTTAAATTGGTTGGTCGTGATGCGGAGCTTCAAGAACTTGCTTCAATTCTCATGCGAAATCGTGCTAATTCTGTTCTATTGGTTGGTGCCGGTGGAGTTGGTTGCACGGCTCTTTGCCTTGGTCTCCAGGCTCTTAAGAATCAGCCAAATGTACCGTTCGATATCGTGTCTAAGCGTTTGTTTTGGCTGAACGTGGATGATCTTTTCTCTTCTGAAAATGCTGCGGCGGAATTCCAGAAGGTTTTGAACACACTTCGCAAGACTCCTGATTCTGTTCTTATTATCGAGGATACGAAGGATTTCATTGAAGCCGCTCGTAACAATGGTTCAACCAACTTTATCAACCCGCTTAATGCAGCGGTAAAGGATGGTTATATACAGGTTATCCTTGAAACCCGAGATGAGGATTTGGACCTGATTCTTAAATCACATTCCGATATGCGAGAATGCTACACGATGATGGACCTTGGGGAACCTACTGGTGCTGCCCTTGAGGAAATCGTAAAGGTTTCTGCCGAATCGCTTTCTCGTTTCCATGGTATTAAGCTTGATCCGGCTGTTATTAAGGCTTCAATTGATTTAACAAATAAGTATCGTACACAGGATTTGGGCCTTAATCGTGCTCAACCTGAACGCACTGTTACTTTGATTGATCGTGCTTTTGCTACTTATCGTTTGAATGCGCACAAGGCACCTCCTGGATTTAAGGAGCTTGAAGCAAAGTATAATGCAACAAATGATTCTTCCATTTATGAAGAATTGAGGTCTCGGTTTATGGTTTGGGAAGCGTCTCAGACAAAACTAAAGAATCTATTCCGTCTTCAGAGGCAGGCTGAAACTGCTATTGTGGAATTCGAAGAACAGATTGAAACTATTAAGAAGGAAGAGGAAGATCGCCGAAAGCGTGGTGATAATGTCACTGAAGGAAAGTTTAATGCGCTGAACCAACTTTCTTCAAATAATGGATTTGAAAGTGCTGCGGTAACAGAAATTCGCCAAAAGATTGAAGAATTGAATAAGGCTGCGGCTGCAAACAAGGCTGAATTTGAATCTGAAACGGCGAAGATCAATGAGCATTTGATTTTGACGAATGATTTGATTGTTGCTGAATTTAGCAGCATTTCTGGAATTGATGTTTCCAAGCTGAACGAAGATGATCGTATTAAGCTGAAGAATTTGGCCGAAACTCTTAATCAAAGAATCTTTGGTCAACATGAAGCTGTGCGTCGTCTGTCTGACGCTGTGAAGGTGGCCCGCACGGGTAAGAAGATGAACAATCGCCCGCAAGCTTCATTCATGTTCCTTGGCCCGTCTGGTGTGGGTAAGACTGAAATCGCCAAGGCTCTTGCTGTATCCTTGTTCGGAGATGAAGGCGCATTGATGCGTTTTGATATGTCTGAATATATGGAAAAGCATGCTGTTGCTAAGATGATTGGTGCACCTCCTGGCTATGAAGGCTTTGAAGCTGGAGGTATTCTTACCAATGCAGCACGTAAGTTTCCTAATCGAATTTATCTATTTGATGAAATCGAGAAGGCACACCCTGACGTGTTCAATATCTTTCTTCAAATCCTTTCGGATGGTCGTTTGACTGATAACGTTGGCCGTACCGTGTCTTTTGCAGATGCGATTATTATTATGACTACCAATATTGGACAGCCGATTGCACTTGATCCCGATTTGACTTGGGAAGAGATTGAAGCGGGAATGAAGGAAGAACTTGATAAAACCTATCGTTCTGAATTCTTGAATCGTTTTGCTGGGCGACAGAATATTGTTTGTTTCAAGAAATTGGAACTTGAACATATTGAAAATATCGTTCGTAGGGAAATTAAGAATCTTAATATTACCTATGGTGAAATGGGTGTAGAGATTGAGATTTCTGATAAGAGCCTTAAAGCTTTTTGTCGTGATCATTATGACCCAAAAATTGGTGCCCGTGGTCTACCCGGTTACATCCAAGCTAATTTGGAGCCAACCATTGTAAATACAATCCTTGACACGCCTGATGCTTCAGGTACAATGATTGTTGAATATAATGAAGCGACAAAAGCTTTTGATATTTCAATGAATATAAAAGAAAGTTTGGCTGCGGCCTGAAAGGCAATGAATGTCTGATTCTTTACTTGATAAGATGAAGCGATTGAATGATTCGGTTAATTCCAATTCATTCAATCGCCAGAAAACACACGATCAATCACGTATTGGTCGAATGCAAGATGATGTAACCAAGCTTCATCGCTTTTGGCTACAATTTACTTTTGCATGTTGGTGGGTTTGGACACGAATTCTTTTTCCTATTTTCAGATTTATGTCTAAACCAATGAGATGGGCATTTTATGCCTATCGTCATCTCTGGAGTATTGTAGTTTATACACAGGATAAATATGGAGCACTTGTTTTTTCGAAGATGCGTGCTGGTATGTTTCTGACAGCAACTGTCATTATTCTTTATATGATGCCAGTTATTGCAAACCTGACATATGACACTACAATGTTTGCAGCCACGGTTGATTATGACGAAGAGGTTTATCTAACCAATTCTCAGGAAATCATTCCAGAATCAGACATTCATTCTGTCCAAGGTTGTAATAAACTTCCTTGCACTGATGATAATAGTATTTACTATCGTGTGAACCCGTCTTTGTTCAATCATATCTGGAGTTTTATTACCAATAAGAATTGGTTTTTTCCAGATTATGTTGCGGCGGCTGTTCCTCCTGGCGTGAGTAAGTGTAAGATCACGTCATATGGAATTCGTATTAAGCTTCTGATTCGAAATGCGGATATATATCCCGACCTTCTGCAAGCGAGTTGTCAACCTATAAATACTGAAATTGGAAAATGAAATGAAATATGCTATAATTACAACGTTCTGTTTACTTTTTCTTGCTGCATGTGATTCGGATGCTAATGTTGCTTCCTATAATTTATCTAAAGCAGCGGACCAATTTGAAATCAATCGCAGAATTGTTTTCTATAATGGTATTACTGATAGTTATATGTTAACTATCGAGGGACTATGCTCATTGGGTAATGATGACAAGCCGGGACAACGCACAGTAACTTGTAAAGTTGGCCCCAATGCTTATAAAAAACATTATTTGGGTCTTTCCGATAATGTGACGTATTTTGCAGAACAACTTGAATCGGCACAGGTAAGTAAATACCATTATAAGGTTATTTTCAAACCTTCTGTCATTCTTCCCGATGTAGATTTAAAATGATCCTAGAAAATAATTTTCATTGACACCACAAAAAAGTTGATATAAAATTATAAATCATTAAGTATGATCCATTAGTTTAAGGGTAAAACACCGGGCTCTAATCCCGGAGATGACAGATACCAGCACTGTCATGGGTTGCCAATGAAAATAAAAGGAAAGAAAATGACCCTCTAGATTAAAAAGTATTAGATTCGTGGTCCCCCGTGTACCTAATTGAACCAAATAAACAAAATTTAATTCAATTAGGAGAATACACAAATGATTAACAACATCGAAAAGTACATTAATTCTAACCATCTTTACACTCAATATAACCTTGTGAGAAAGCAAGGCCAGCGTCTTATAGATGCAGCTACGGTAAATTCTAAAGAGGAATACCTAGCTTGGGTAAAGGATTGGAAAGAATCTATTAAGAACCTCGAATCTCATATTCGTTATTGTAAGTTTATGCGCAGTCCAGTACGTCAAGAAAATGATCCAAATAAGCCAGAAGGCTTCATAATTGATGCTGATCAATATTGTCGGTTTGCAAACGCATATGGACTTCTCGCTCATGAACTTTACAATAAGCGTGTTGAAATGAAAGAGGCTTCAATTGAAGCAAAGAAAAAGCTTCTAGAAGTAGCATAAGTAAAATTAGGAGGCTGGAAATTAATCCAGCCTCCCTATTGAAATCTCATTTAGAATCATATATTGTGAAGGAGAAATTAAATGCAGAAGTTTAATACGCAGCGTCAGCTTTCCAATTATAAGAATAAGCATACTCATGAAGTAAATATCAATGAGTTGCGGAATAATATTCTTTATACAATTGCTCTAGCTGATGTTGATACTCGTGAGAAGTATCTAGAATGGGTTGAGGCATGGAAGAAGACGAACGTTGATCTTGTGAAGCTGATCAAGGCTTATAAGAAGAAGCGTCAGAATCTTTCGAATGATTCGGCTTCTACCGAAGGAATTCTTGCTGAAGCTCGCTATCTCGCACAGTCTTTTTATGCGCAGCGTTATCGTATGAAGATTATGTCAATTCTTAATCAGGCTGATGATTTGGAAGTTTGAATATAAATAAATTAGGATATTTGTTGAGTTTATTAAATTTATCGTCGGTTTCACAGGGAACAGTAGGTCTTGGATTTGCAATTGCTCATTATGTAGCAGAAGGCAAAATAGTTTCCATTCCATTAAACGACAATCAAGATTATGATTTAGTTGTTGAAGAAAATGGGAAACTTAAAAAAGTTCAAGTCAAAACATCTCGTGTGAAAGAGAACGGTAATTTTAGAGTCGAAATACGAAAAATTCGATCAAATAAAACAATAAATAAAGTAATAGAATTTAATAATACAACTTGTGATATTGTATTTGTATATTGTGATGATGGAACAAAATATTCAATACCATCTGATAAAATACATACAAAAACTACAATTGTATTAAATCAAAAGTTTAATGAATTTAAACTTTAATGGATACTGAACTTCACCAGCGTGGAGCCCGATCTTGAAAATCGGTGGAACCCCTAGTAAGGGTTTGGAGGGCAGCACTACCCGGTATCCGCCAATTCTTGGAAAGTAAACCATACGGGGTATGGCACTGTTTGGAAAACAGTTGGAACCTTGAAAAAGTGTTTGCGGATCGAGACCGCTGCTTTCCTCCATTTTTAAAATAATGAATAGGTGAAAATATGACTCTTACTGAACTTCACATTGAATGGGATAATCTATCTAAGTCTCGTCGTGAGACTGCTATTCGCTCATTGTTTGATGAGCTTCAGCGTGATCCAGAGCAATATGAAGATTTTATTTATGATATCCTGTCTCAAGCTGTTGATCTTGAGACCGATGATTATTTTGGAACTGAAGGCTTGAAAGTTTAATTTTTCTCTGTATAATTAACTCCTCATTAACTTAAAGGAGTTAAGAAAATGAATAATTTTTGGTTGGCATTTTTTCTCGCTGCGGGAATGACCTTTTGGTCAATCATCACATATATAGTTGTATATTTTCTAGTTGGATTGCTTGGAGTTGTACTCGCAATTATCATAATTTTTGGTATGTTTTTGCTGGTGTTGTGGCTATTGGCACATCTCATTATGGAGAGACCGATTCCCACTGAACCGTAAAAGTGGTCTAAATGCTCCCTTAGCTCAGTGGTAGAGCGCTTCTATGACACGGAAGAAGTCGTATGTTCGATTCATACAGGGAGCACCATTAAGTTTTCTTTAACCATATACTATCGCACTGCAATAACATCATTGACAGCGAAGATAGCCATTGATACCTTCTCCTTACATTCAATCAAGGGGAGGCTTTAATGACCCATCTCTTTAAGAAGCTGTTTCGTAATGTGATCAAGGGTTCGGTTGTGTTCGTTGGCTCTGGTATAATCGGAGCGGTTCTAATGTACACAATGTGGCTGATGCCCCTGGCGTATGCTGCTTTTTGGGGTTTCGTGGCTGTTCTCTATATCGGGTATCTCGTCTATGAAGTGAGAGAATGGCGGCATGGATGCTGCACACGGTACTGGAGTTAAAAAAATAATTGGAGGGTAATGAACGTTAATCAAAAAGGAGTTAAGGGTTTAATCAAAATTATAGACCATTTAACAGATAAAAGCTGGTATTGTTTTCCAGCTTTTGATGATCATTCTCCAGTTGACTTGATAATTATGAATGAAGCTGGTAAGCTTATGAAACTCCAGATAAAATATAGGAGTCGCATACAAAGGTTCGTATCAGAAAGATATGAACTACAAGCATCTTCCGTTGTCAACGGAAAACGAGTAGATATCAACAGGATTTTAATAGATGGTTGGGGTGTGTATCTTGAGGAAGCACAAAAAGTAGTTTTCATCCATAAAAATTATTTAATTAATAAAAAAAGTTTTATTATTAATCCTAATATAAATTACTTATCTTTGGAAGAATGGCCGAGTGGTTGATGGCGCTCCTTTGCTAAAGGAGTGTACGTAACAGTACCATGGGTTCGAATCCCATTTCTTCCGCCAAAATTCAAGTATAAAACCTGTTGACAACTCACTTCTTCGTGATATACTTAGATAATGAACAATAAGAGAGATTAATGACAGTATTTGTAACATCCGATACGCATTTTGGACATAAACGCATAATTGAACTTTGTAATCGTCCATTTCCTTTAGAAGATAAAACTTTCGAAATGGATGAAGTTCTAATCAAAAACTGGAATGCTAAAGTCCGACCCAATGACACAATTTATCATTTGGGCGATTATACCTATCATTATGATTCTGATTATCTCAGAGAACAGTTTGATAGGTTGAACGGACACAAATTCCTAATTGAAGGCAACCATGATCCCGCATACGTGAAGAATCTTCCGTGGGATGGTGTCTTTAAATACCAAGAAATTAAATACAATAAGAAAGTTTTTGTTCTTTTCCACTATCCGATTCTGGAATGGAATGGGTTTCACAGAAACAAAGATGAATTGGTCTATATTCATTTACATGGACACATTCATTCGACTCCTTTAGACTCTAAATACCCGAAAATTCGGGGACGAATGGATGTAGGTGTTGATGCCAATGGTTTCACACCACTATCATTGGATGAAGTTATTCGATCCGTCGAATACTAATTTGATGAAAGTAAAAAAGTTCAAATTAGTAGTTGACTTAAGGAGTTAACTCGAATAGACTACAGAACATAGGGGGAGTCAATACCGGAGGGGAATAACCTAACCGAAGGAGACTCAAATGAACCGTGGTAATATCAGTGTGCAGGAAACGATGAAGGCTCTTCCGATGGGTGGTCGTATGACCGTCACGGGCGTGCCTCGCCAGCAGGCAGCACGAAATGATTTGATTAAAAAGATCGATCGTATCGGCAAGCTTGCGGCGGCCAACCATCAGGGAAAGGTTCCGGTGAAGTTCATTCAGCGGAATTCCCGAGGTGGTGGTATCGAAGTTTTCAAGGTCCGTGCTGGGGAATGAGCACAAATCGATTGATTTGATCGATTTGCAGGACACCTGATAAGCCCGGCGAATAAAATCGCCGGGCTTTTCTAACCACAAAAAAAGGAAAAAATTCCTATACATTAAATATATGTTGGGGGAAAAATGTGTATTACGGAAATACCCACCAAATCAGAAAAGTTTGTAAAGGCACAAATCATAAAGGCTGAAGAACTGGAAGATAGTTTGGACTCGGATGTTCCGGTGTATTTTGTAAATCCTCGATATAACAACACTGGCTTGTATATTTGTATCGGGGATAATGGAGAGTATGAAGTTTGGCGAGCAATTTTCTCGGAAGCAACCGAAGAAACTATAGAAGCAAATCTTATAGCTTCATTTCAAACCTTTACAGGAATTCTCGAATCAGTCAATATGGAAATCAATCGTGGGTGGTTGTATTTCCATTAAATAATTAAAAGAGAAGATATAATAATCTTCTCTTTTAATGAAAAATTGGATTTTGTATATAAATACACGTCCATGATTATAATTAAGTTAATTGAATTAGAACGATTTCAGCACTTAAACGCTTGGTATGCAAAAAAGTCGTTCTGTTAAACAAAAGGAATATTTAAATGAATACTTTCGCACGTAATGTAGCATCAAACGTTGGTGCCTCTTCTCCTAAGATTGCTAAGACCCGCACTGAAAATGGTGCAGTTGCTTACACTTCATCCGGCAAGGCCAATCTTGATTTGTTTGCTGCAATTGGCGCAGCCCGCTCCCGTGATCTAACCAATGATTTCAAGGCGGCTCTTAATGAGAATCCTGAATTGGCAACACGTATCCTTCTATGGGCTCGTGATTGTCGTGGTGGTGCTGGTGAACGTTCAACCCCTCGCAAGCTTCTAGCTGTGCTTGAGACTGTAGACGTTGAACTAGCAGAGAAGGTGCTTCGTAAGCTACCAGAACTTGGCCGTTGGGATGACCTTCTAGATAGCGTTAAGACCCCTCGCCTTCGTGAGATTGGTTTCGGCCTAATCCGTGACGCTTTGGCGGCTGGTAACGGTCTGTGCGCAAAGTGGATGCCACGTAAGGGTGATGAGGCTATCCAGCTTCGTTCATTCCTTGGTTGGTCTCCTAAGCGTTACCGTAAGACCCTGGTTTCACTAACCAAGGTTGTAGAACAGCAAATGTCTGCTAAGCAGTGGAGTGAGATTAAGTATCAATCCGTTCCTTCTGTTGCCATGGCACGCTCGATGAAGGCTTTCAGCCGTAACGATACTGTTCGTTTTGGCGAATACTTAAATAGAGTAAAAAAGGGCGAAACAAAGATTAATGCCTCTGTGGTATTCCCACATGACATTATTCGCTCTCTAAAGAGCGGACAAACTGCCGGTGCGGATGCTCAATGGAATGCATTGCCTGATTTTGTTGCATCGGACGAAAACTTTCTTCCAATTTGTGACGTATCAGGATCAATGAGTGTAGCTGTATCGGGTACGGTTTCTGCACTAGACGTTTGTCTTGGTCTTGGTCTGTATCTTTCAGAACGTGGTAAAGGTGCCTTTAAGGATATCTTTATGACTTTCTCTGCCCGCCCAACTCTTCAGAAGGTAAGTGGTTCACTAAGTGAACGTATGAACCAAATGAATCGTGGTGCTTGGGATATGAACACGGACATGGAAGCTGCATTTAATGCTGTACTAGATCACGGTATTAAGTACAAAGTTCCGCAGGCAGATATGCCAACCACACTTATTGTCTTCTCCGATATGGAGTTTGATCAGTGTATTCGTAATGGAAATGATACCATCTATCGCAATATGCGTAAGCGTTTTGCTGATGCTGGTTACAATGTTCCTAAGGTTGTGTTTTGGAATCTTAATTCCAGAAATAAGCAGTTCCCTGTAACTGCAAAAGACCCAAACACTGCACTAGTGTCAGGCTTCAACCCAATTCTTGTTAAGAATCTTCTTGGCAAGGCGAATATCACTCCAGAACAAGTAATGCTTGACACTGTCATGGTAGAGCGTTATAATCTAGATTGAGAGTAGGGGATTCGTTCCCTACTTTCCTTAAGTTTAGGGCAATTTCAGCAAACATTTTAAATTTTTCTTTGTACGAAAAACTAAAAGTTGCCCTGTAATTAAGAACAATTTCAGCAAGTATTTAATACTTTTCCGCCAACAATTGGAAAATAAAACGTTGTTCTGTTAAAATAAAGGATTATTATGAATTTAGATGATGTTACTGCTGGTAATATGCGAACACTTTCCGAAAGATCGCTTCTTACTTTAAAAGAGGATGAATTTAGGAAAATTCGAAATCTTATTCATAATGCGGCAAATTCTGGTGCATATTATATTCAATGTGATATAAAGTATCCAGAAACAGAGAATATGTTAAAAGATTTAGGTTTTAAGTTTAAAATTATGACCTTTAATAAAGATGTTACCACGTATAAAATTACATGGTGGATTGATTAAGAATTGAGAACCATTTCAGCAAATTTACTTTTATTTGCCTACGAAGCAAAAGGTGTCGGTTCGAGCCCGGCCCACCACACCAACTATGTGGTGGTAGTTTAATTGGATAGAACTTTATAAGGTGGTTCTGATAAAAGATTAGAATTAAGAACGATTTCAGCAACTTAAAAATTTCACTGTTAATGAAAACCAAAGTCGTTCTGATAAAATTTAGGATATTTTCAGCAATCTAAATTTCAAACAATGTAACATGGGTTCGAATCCCATACATTCGAAAGAATGTTAGCCAAGTGGTAAGGCAATTGTCAAAAAAGTTATCCTGTTAAAATTATGGGCAAGACCCGAAATTCTTATGCGTCGGGAGATATTACAAGCGTGTTAATGGGGGCTATGTAATAATTAAATTTCCGGTTGACAAAAAATTAACTTGGTGTATAAATAATAGAATATTGCTGGCGGGAGGTTTAGAATCTCATTGGTCTCATAAACCAAAGAACTGGTGCAAATCCATGGCTTCAGCAACCAATTTAATGCGGGGACAAGCCGGAGTGGCTAACTAGCCTCATAAGCTAGAGATTAATTTCTAATGGAATGTGCAACTCATTCCCCCGCAACCAACACGGTAAGGTTTACTATTCTTATCCCATATAATGGTGTGATATTAATGGGTAAATCATATTGACGGCGAGGGCAAAGATCAAAGCGGGAAACCGGCACATTCGTTGTTCTATTTGAGGATAGACTTTGTGGGGGCCAGTCAATAATTATTTTAAAAGGTTAAACATTGAGTGTTTTGTTTAAATTGTAATAAAGAAACAAAGAATCCAAAATATTGTTGTAGATCATGTTCTGTATCTAAAAATAATTTAGGCGTACAAAGAAATAAACCAGTTGACAAAATATGTTTAAACTGTAGTAATAAAGTAAAACGAAATAAATCGAAATTTTGTTCTATGGAATGTTCCTTAAATTATAAGGCTATAGAAAAGAGAAGAGAAGTTTTAAGTAATCTTGAAAATGGAAAATATATTTCATTTAAGCAACTTAGAGCACTTCTGTTAGATACATATAAAACTTGTCAAGAATGTAATATTGAACCTATATGGAATAATAAACCATTAAGTTTTCAAATAGATCATATTGACGGAAATAGTGATAATAATGACATTAAAAATTTACGGGTATTGTGTCCTAATTGTCATACACAAACTATAACATGGTGTTCAAGAAATATAAAAAACACCAAACGTAATAAATATCTTAGAAGATATAAGGCTCCTTAGTTAAAAAGGATAACATCTCTTTTACACGGAGAATTCGGCGGGGCGGTACCGTCAGGAGCTACCAAAATTTAAGAACAAGAAAGCGGCCATAATGCCGCTTTTCTTTTAAGTGGAGTAATATGAATACACATAAAGATTACGAAGTTTTTAGATCGCCACTTTTTGTATATAAATGTTTATATGATAATTATCCTAATTTAATTAAAGGTGATGTATTGGACCCATCCGCAGGTGATGGAAGAATGATTTTAGAATTAATAAACCGTGGGAATAATAATAAACACATGTTGTGTGATATTCGAGAAGAAGAAATTACTACATGGAAAAACATTCCTTCTTTTATAAATGCTGAATTTAAAATTGGCAACTTTCTTGAAATTGAATCATTTCGTAAATTTGACTCAATTATCACCAATCCACCATTTACACTCACTGTACCCTTTATTGAACATGGTATGAAGTGGTTAAAAGACAATGGTAATATAGCCATTCTTCAAAGATCAAATTGGTTAGGAACATATAAACGAAGTCAGTGGCTTAAACAGTCAGGACTTAGATACGTTTTGGTAATCCCTAAACGTCCCATATGGGAGATTGATGGGCGGGATAATCGCTCTGATACATATGAATATTTCTGGTTTATTTTTCAAAAAGGTTATACCGGATTACCTGAAGTTGATTGGCTCTTATAATAATTTCTTTTTGTCAAGATAAATACTTTTAAAATGAACATAATAAAAAATATTTTACTCGTAATTGGGCTATTGATTTTTGGGATAGGATTGGTATTATTAGCCATCGTCGCTTTGGTTCCACTGATTCTAATTATTATTTCTCTAATAATAATGAAATTTGGAATTAGAGAGACATGGGGAACGTTTTAATGTAAATGTGAGGGGAAGTTTTAGTATGATTAAGCATAAGTATTTTGAAATTTCTAATGCTGACATTGACAATAACTTTGGTCTATTTCGATCTTTGGCCCGCAATAATATCTACTCATCTGATGGAGTTTTTGAACAAACTTGGAATTATCCTAACGATACTATTCCAAATAAAGTTTATATGTCTGTAGCATTTATTGGCGAAGAGCCTCTTGCTGTTGCCATGGTAAACAAAAAGGTATATTATGGGTGGGAATTTACCAACTATGATATCAAGAAAACCGATGGAATGTTTGGAGTTTTTGTGCATCCTCTCCATCGGCTACGTGGACTTGGCGAATATACTACGAATCATTTGTTTAAGAATTCTAACCTACGTCAAGTTTCTTTGGTGGGGGGAACTGCTGAAAGAATCGTTAAAAACGTAACTCCTGTAATGAAGTATATTCGGGCAGACGTTTTTAGCTCTATTTTGGCATAAGATGAATAAAAAGAGTTGGTAGGGGAGTGTCCCCTACCCAAGAGTTTAGGACTATTTCAGCAAATAATAGCTTTGGAAAAACCTTGTGTCGGCGGTTCAAATCCGTCTCTCCCGCCCAATCGGGAGATAGCTCAGTCTGGTAGAGCAAAGGATAGCAAAAAAGTAGTCCTGTTAATAACACATAAGAGGTATCAATGACTCTATCTAGCCTTATTTTAAGGCAAGCAGCAGCACATGCTGTTATCATTTCTGCATTGATGACAACATGTTGGTATTCGGTAACGATATATTTTTATAATACTGGATATCCGATTACAGCCGGAATGTTGTATTTGGTAGTTTTCTTGTATTTTATGAGTATTGTTGAGCGTCGAAGACAAATGTTTATTGAATTTATCAATCAATTAATGGTTATTACAGAAAATATAAATAAAATAAAGAAAAATTAATTTTTCTTTAAATCAATATACTAGAAAGGGGTTTTCTAGTATTCTTTAATGCAAAGGAGTTTTGCACATGTCTAAAAAGTTCAAGTTGGCCGTTTTCATTGGCCGTTTCCAGCCACTTCATAATGAGCACGTTCGCAATATTCAAACGTGTCTAGATGTAGCCGACAAGGCTCTAATTCTTATTGGTGGCGCCAATCTTTCCCGTTCTCCTAAGAATCCTTTTACGTTCGCTGAACGTCGAGATATTATCTATAATCATTTTTATCGTAAAATGTCTTTGGATGATATCCTTCCTTGTAATGAATATCAGTCTGATGATGATCGTTGGGCGGCAGAGGTTCAAAAGACCGTCTATGGTCTTGGATACAAGGATGAAGATGTAACTCTTGTGGGTTGCAATAAGGATAATTCTTCATTCTATTTGAAGATGTTCCCTGGTTGGAAGGGAACCAATGTACCATTCCTTAAGAATATCAATGCGACTGATGTTCGTAATGATTTCTATAATTATGGTAACATTAATGTAAACCTTTCTCAGGAACTTCCTACTAGCACCATTGATTTTCTTAATGATTTCTATTTCAACAAAAAGGAAATCTATGATTGGTTGGTGGATTGGCATAATTATGATCAGTCCATTGTGTGGATGAAGAAGCCCGTCGCTGATCTTGATACATTGATCAAGCTCTTCAATCAAAGTCAGAAGGCGGGGAAGGATTTTTATTTTACAAATTATCCAATCCAAACGCCTTGTGTTGATGCAGTTGTTACACAGTCGAATCATATTCTTTTGGTTGAAAGAAAGAACCATCCTGGCAAGGGGCTTTTGGCTCTTCCTGGCGGCCACCGAAATGAAGATGAGCGGGATATTGATGCTGCTGTTCGTGAGCTTCGGGAAGAGACTTGCATTGCGGATCGATACGGGGAAATTCCTCCTGGCAAGCTGAAGGATTTCATTGTAAATCCTCAAGGTTTGAACGTGGATTGTCCCTGGCGTTCGGAAAGAGGCCGTGTGACCTCTACCGCATTTCATTTCAAGCTTCCTGATGTTACCAAGCTGTATAAGGTAACGGGAACTGATGATGCGGCAACTGCTAAGTGGTATCCTCTAGGTACTCTTAAGGATAATGATTTCTTTGAAGATCACAGAGATATCATCCGTCAGATTTTGGGATTTTGAACATGAAAAAATGGGAATATAAAGAAGCGTTCCATTATAAGTGGAGAAGTATCCACTTCATCGATTTTCTAAACGATGAAGGCAATTCCGGATGGGAATTGGTTTCTTGGAAATTTGATAAAACGGAAGATGAATATCAATGCATCTTTAAGAGAGAGATTATAAATGATTGATAGAAATATTAAAGTAAAACTAACTGAATTCTACATGGTCCAATATACACTTCCTGCCGGTGGAGACCAAAGAGATCATTGGTCTTCCCGTCTGGTACAAGAAACCTTTCGAACGGAAGATGAAGCAAATAATTTTGCTAGAAACTTCTCTCATCAGACAGTTGGTTCTATCGAAGTTTTTTATATAAAACATATAAAAGATTGGCGATAAAAAATAATTGATGTATGTATTAAAAAACTGGACAACTTGAATTGACACAGGTACAATATCATCCATCAAAAAGAAACATTTTGACAGATGATGAGGTTAAGTTTTTAGATGTCTCTATGTAACAATACTATTATTGTATTTGAGCGTTATCAAAAGATTTTACGTGAAGAATTGTGGGCAAATCCAATTGTAAATTTGGATGATCCCACTTCATTTAATCATCTTCTGTGGATGTGCGAAGAAACAATCTATCAACTTAAGAATAATCCAAGCTATGCTATGGATAAAGCCCATAGATGGCTTGGATATATTCAGGGGTGTTTAGTTTGTAAGAACGTAATCAAGGTCGAAACTGAACGCAATTTCACCAGACCTTTATTCACAAATATATAATTCAACTGGAATTACAGGGGTTGTAATTCTTTAATCTAGCAAAAGGAGTTTTTGCAAATGCGTAATAATATTCTACTATTTACTGATAGCTACAAATTTTCTCACTACAAGCAATATCCCGAAGGCACTAAGTTTGTTTCTTCATACATTGAGTCCCGTGGCGGCATGTATGATAAGACTTTGTTCTTTGGCCTTCAGATGTTCTTGAAGGAATATTTTTCTAAGCCTTTTTCTCTTGAAGATATTGAAGAATATGATGAGCTTTGTAGAGCCCATGGTTTTGAGCCTAATACCAATGATTGGCTCGCCATTTACAATAAGTATAACGGTTATCTGCCCGTTGAAATTCAGGCAGTGAAGGAAGGAACCGTTGTTGACGGAAAGAATGTTCTTGTTCAGATTAAGAACACGGACCCTAATTATCCTTGGCTTACGTCTTATCTTGAGACTTGTATTCTTCAAGCAATTTGGTATCCCGTGACGGTTGCAACTCGTTCTTGGACCATTAAGCAGAAGATCAAGGCGGCTCTTGAAAAGACTTCTGACAATGCAGCCGCAGTGCTCCCGTTCCGTCTACATGACTTTGGCGAACGTGGTGTTTCTTCTCGCGAATCGGCTGGTATTGGTGGGTGTGCTCACCTTGTCAACTTCATGGGAACCGACACGGTAGAAGGCTTGCGTTATGCCCGCCGCTACTATGGAGAGATGATGGCAGGATATTCTATTCCTGCCACGGAGCACTCTGTGTCTACTTCCTATGGCCCTGGAAAGGGCGAATATGATTATGTTGATCGTATTCTTACCAATCTAGAGAATGCTCCTAATGGTAGCTTGCATGCCATTGTGGCGGATACGTATGACGTATACAATTTCTGTGAAAATATCCTTGGAGGCGATACCTTCCGCGATCGTATTAAGGCTCTTGCAGAAAAGAATAAGGTTCTTGTGCCTCGCCCTGATAGTGGTGATCCTATACTTGTTCCTGTAAAGGTTATTGAAATCCTTGGAGAAAAGTTCGGTTATACCGTTAATTCTAAGGGATTCAAGGTTCTTCACCATGCCGTTCGTGTAATCCAGGGTGACGGTATGAATGACGAATCTGTTGAGATTCTTTTCTGCAACTTGATTGTTAAGGGATGGTCTCTCGAAAACATCGCCTTCGGTATGGGTGGTAAGCTTCTTCAGGGACTTGACCGAGATACTTTGAAGTTTGCAATGAAGTGTTCGGCAGTTAAGGGTGAGCATGATTATGACTGGCGCCCTGCTTTTAAAGACCCTATTACCGATAAGGGTAAGAAGTCTAAGAAGGGCCGCCTTGGTCTTGTAATGAAGGAAGGTAAGTATATTACTGTTTCTGAAGTTGAGGCAGGTAAGAACAATCTTCTAGAGGTTGTGTATCGAGACGGTAAACTTCTGCGAAATCAGTCGTTCACGGAAATTCGAGCAATTTCTAATAGTTAATAGATGGGGGAGAAATCCCCCATTTTTTATTTGACAAAATATTTTAACAATGCTAACTTAAATTAGTTAGAAAGGAATATATTTATGAGCAAGTTTGAAGTTCCTGTTGTACGTGTATCTAAAGTAACTGACCACGAAAATGCGGATAGACTTTCACTCGTTTACTTTAATGGTTTCATTACCATTTCAGCCAAGCTAGATGATGGTTCCCATCGTTATAAGGTTGGCGATCTAGTCGTTTATGTTCCAGAAGGCGCAATCGTTCCTGAATATCTTCTTCGTCAGGGATTTTGGGATTCTGAAAAAGAAAAAGGAATTCTTGCTGGCACCAAGGGAAACCGTGTCAAGGCAAAATCGCTTAGAGGTGTCATTTCTCAGGGAATTATGTTTCCTGTAGAATATTCAAAGAAGTTTGAAGGGGATGAAGGTATTCCGACTGTATTCAATGATACTGATGGTACCTTGATCGTGTGTGAAGGCACGAACGTTGCTGAATTTCTCGGTATCCAGAAATGGGAACCTGAAATTCCAACTAACTTTGCTGGCGACGTGATTAATGTTGGAACCCACAATACTGTGGATTTTGATATTGAAAACCTTCAGAAGTATCCTGACACATTCCTGGCAACAGACGATGTTGTTGTAACCGAAAAGCTTCATGGAACCTGTGCTATCTATGGATGGCTTGGTGATTTTGATGACGCTGATCTATATAAGAACAATATGTATTCTTCTTCAAAGGGAATGGCTAGTAAGGGACTTGTTTTCAAGTTTAACCAGTCAAATCAGGAGCGTAATCTTTATACCCGTATGGGTGTAGAGCTTAAGATTTTTGACCAGTTGGAATTGATTGTTGAAGTTCTAAAGAAGAAGTATACTGTCATCAATAAGGTTGTTCTTCTCGGGGAAATCTTCGGTAGAGGTGTGCAGGACTTGCACTATGGTCTCGGCAAGCCTTCATTTCGTGCCTTTGAAATCTTTGTTGATGCTGAAACAGCAGGAGGCGAGCGTTTCATTGGTTGGGTTGATAACTATAAATATGAACTAATGTTCTTTGGTGACATTGATCCAGTTCCTATTCTATATCGTGGTAAGTTTGATCTTACTAAGATGGAAGAACTTCGCACTGGAGAAGCTTCTATTGGCGGCGGACATGTCAAGGAAGGTGTTGTTATTACACGCTTCAATGATGATGGAACCCGCACCATTATGAAGTTCATCAATCCTTCGTATTTGACACGTAAGGGTGAAGTAACCGAATTCAATTAAGGAGAATAAATGATTACTATTGAAGAATTGCTTGAAAAAGCAAAAAGCAATAAACTGGATCAAGACACTGTTATTGTTATCGATTCTGTGGAATATAAGGTTTTGGGCTTTACTTTCAGCAAGGAAGAGTTTACAGTTAACGTTCGTGTAAGAAATATGCTAACCTCATCTGAAAAAGATATTGTTTTGCCATATACTTATGTAAAAACTGATATACTTCGTCCCGTATTCCAAACCTCGGATGATGAATCTATGATCCGTAATGAAGTTGAGGTATCGAAACCTAAAAAGATTCGAAAATCTTATCCGGGGAGAGGAACCTTTGTTCAAGAATAAGCTTGACATTTCAGACATTTAGTATATACTTAGAAAGGATCGGTCAACCCGGTCCTTTTTCTTTTAAATTTATGGAGATTAAATATGCCTCATCCAAAGAAGTGTGGAAAAGGCCGCCGTAAGGTTGGTTCAACAAAGCGCCGTAATCGTCGTAAGAATCGCATTAAGACCTGATTGGAGTTAACTTGATGGTTCGTGTTCCGCCACTTATTCAAAATGAATTAAATAAAATTCCAAAAGAACATATTTATATAGTAAACGGAACAAAACACAATAAAATTTATATTTTTGGAAAATTGATTGCGTCTCTTCCAAGGTGTAAATTTAAAGATGATGGGCCTGCTAGGCGTGCTGATCAAAAAATCGCTTGTCGGATAAAACGGGCGGTATCAAAAAACCTTATACCAACATACCCTTGACACATATACCTCTATAGGGGTAGTCTGTTTCGCTATCATAGCAAAAAGGCTGCCCCTATGAGTGTTATACCATCGTGGATGCCACCCTTAATTCGGCAGGAACTTGAAAGAATTCCTATCGAATCTTTGCGTATTGAACGTAGTAAAAGAGGGACAAAAATCATAATTGCTGGAAGGCCAGCAGCTATAATTCCTCCTTCTGGTAAAAACCTCCGAAACACTAAGAATAACGAGAAAGGATTGTCGGCACGCATCAAACGAATTGCCCGTGCGCGAAATCAATATGAGTATGGATAAACAACAGATTCGAGCTATTGTAGAAGAAAACTTCCCTAAGGAAGAAGAGTTTAACGGTCAAGTAACGACCATTACTAAAATCGTTGACGCTTTTCTCAACAAAGAGAAGCGTCACGTCTTTTTAGATGCCCCTACAGGCTCTGGAAAATCAGTGATTGCCGTAGGCGTGGCACAGACAATGAACGCTATTCATGGTGGGTTGCATAAAACCTCGATTGTAACTTCTACTCGAAATTTGCAAACCCAATACAGCGATGATTTTGAGACTATTAGCAGCCTATGGGGCAAGCGCAATTATGATTGTAGGTTTGATACCTATTATGGCTCTGGTGAGTGTTTTATCAAGCGCAAAGAGAACCGCTGTTCTAATGAAGTATGCCCCTATTTTAATGCTCGTGAAGAATGGATGTATTCCAATCTTCGAATGACCAATACAAGTTTTCAAATTTCTGCTAGTGACATTATTACAAACCTACCAGACACAAGGGCAAATCTCATCATTATTGATGAATGCCATACACTTGGTGATAAAATTCAAGAGCATTGCACAGTTAAGTTTGAGCCAGCGGCTTTTGAGCCATATCGTTTAATTCTTCGCTCTGAAATCAATAATATCAATCAAGTGATTAAAGAATTGTTGAAAATTATTGAAGATAATACCGTATCTGGTGTAACACAGTTAAAAGAATCCCATAAGGCTAATCTGGAAAAAATTTCAGAATACTTTAAATATATTTACAAATCAATGAATACAAAACGAGATGGGTTAACGCTTGGAAACAAGGATAAGGCTCTTATTTACCATCATACAGAATGCGCATTTCTTGCAAGTGAATATGGAGGTATGGCCGAGCTTCTTCATCTTAATATCGGACAACCAATGTTGAATGATGATGGCAAGCTTCGTCCGGTTTTTCCAGGCTCATTCGCTTATTACGCTGTATATAGAAAGGCAAACTACTTCCTCCACATGTCTGCTACCATCTGTGGATTTGAAAGCTACGGAAAAGAGGTTGGTATTAAAAACTTTGAAGCTGTAAAAGTATCAAATTACATTCCTAAGGAAAATCGACGTATTATTTTTTCACCTAAACAAAATGTCTCGAAAGATGCTTTAAATAGTGATATGATCAAAGAGATTGATCAAATTATTGATGATCATAAAAACCAAAATGGCATTATTCACACTACGTCCTTCCGCCGTGCTGATGAAGTTATAAAGGCTTCCAAGCACGCGAAGAATATGAGCGTGTTAACTGGACGTGATGAAATTATTTCTCTTCTTTCTTCAAAGAAAGGTAAAATTATTCTCAGTCCTTCCATGGTTGAAGGGTTCGATCTAAAGGATGATCTGGCCCGTTTTCAAATCCTGTTGAAGGTTCCCTATGAGGATACAACTGAACCGATGACAAAACTTATTTTTCAAAAGAATAAGCCTTTGTATTTCCGCCGTGCTGTCCTCAAGATTGTTCAAGCATGTGGGCGAACAACTCGTCATAATGACGATTATTCCGAAACATATCTCTTGGATTCTGCTTTCTATAACCTGATGAAACATAATACTGACTTGTTTCCAGAATGGTTCATTGAAGCTATTGAGGTTAAGAAATGATAAAGCTGTTCAAAAGAAAGGTGGGGGGAATAAAGGAATTGCCTATCCCTCCATCTCGTGTCATTTATAATCCAAGATATGTTGAAAGATATATAAGGGACGCCAAGCTTAATTACAGCATTCTTTATGAAGATATGGAAGGTATTGATTATATTTGTGTTAAAACAATAGGCGAAATTAAGTTCAATAATATTAGAAACACAGTATGCGGACCTTTTACCATGGATGAATGTGGAAAACTTTATTATTGTAATATATTTCACAATAAAGATTTTCTAGAAGTTAATAAGTATTGGATGGCACCAATACTTAAGTTGACCATCGAACCTAGATATATTGGAAACTTATACAAAAATGTTAATATAATTGACATAGATGAAGTTTCTTTCAAAAAGTTAGATATTTGAGCTTGACAAAAGAAATAATTATGATTATAATCCGTAGGCGAGGGCGAGGATGAAACAACCTGATATGGATGAAAAACCACCATACTTAAGATTAAAAAAAGATGGTGATTATTCTGAATATTTCATTAGCATAGCAAGACCATCTAAGATGGATCGATATGATAAACAATATATTCATTCATATAAAAATCAAGCGTCCTTGAAAATGCCAGTTTTATATGAAGATGTAAACGAATATAAGTATTTACTATTAAGAAGTTTAGGTTCTTTATTTGAAGAGTATCCTCATTGCTTTTATATAGATGAGGCTGGTAATTTATATACATGTAAGAATTTCTTAGGAGATTTTAATACTTGTTATCTATTATTATTATCTGGTCTAATGGATATGAACTATTGGGATTATGAATTAATTGAAAATAAAGATAAAGATTCTGATTTGAATGGATTTTGGTACTTTGATTTAGATTATTCGCCGCTATGGTGGGAGATTAAAACTTAAACTTACAGGAGAATTACATGGCAATTGGATTGAATACATTGGTTTTGTCGCCAAACTTTTCACCAGAATCTGTATTTCCTCTATCTACACTTTCTGCCGAAGAGGCAATTGTAAAGGTTCTTACCGAAAAGTTTGATGTTCTTTACTATTATGATAGACCTGTACTTACACCTTCTCGATTTGATTTGAGATGGCCGTCTGTTGTTGTGTCTCCTTACATGCCAAAGCATGATAGGAAGGTACAGATGAAGAAGCATTTTCTGTTCCTTCGGGATCATGGACGGTGTATCTTCTGTACAAGACAGCTAAAAGAAAGTGAAGTTACAAAGGAACATATCATTCCAACTTCTAAGGGTGGTAAGAACACTTGGACGAATGTTGGCGTAGCATGTCTTGACTGTAACTCTGAAAAGGGTGACAGTATGCCAACTGGTAAGTGGACCCCTAAGTCTAAAGCTTATGAGCCTACTTATTTTCAGCTTATTGAATTGAGGAAGAAGTATCCTGTGGTTATCGATGATGTAATTTGGAAGGATTTCCTTCCCGGTTGGTCTGGTGATATCATTTTGAGAGACCCAACTACAGGTAACAAAACCAATCTCAAAAGAGAATATATAGCAGAGGAACAGGCGGCGGAATAAGTCGCCTGTTCTATTTTTAAGAATAGTTTAAATATGATGAAAGAACATTTATTAAAAAGATATTGTGAAACTGAAAGATATACATGTTACATTGACGAAGAAACTCATGCAGCAACATTCTTCTTATTTAATTTAACAGGCCAGCTAGTCGGATATCAAAAGTATGATCCTCTGGCGAATAAAGATGGTCGCAACGATCAATATGGTAAATATTACACTTGGTGTTTAGATGAAGGAGAAGGCGGAAAGTCTAAAAAGGCTCTAGCTTTTTTCGGTTGGGAGAGTTATTATTATCGCTCTGACATTTTATGTGTGACAGAAGGTTTATTTAATGCAGCCCGTTTACATACCAGAGAAATTCCCTGTTTAGCACTATTGGGAAACGATTTAAAGAAATCCATGTCTCTTCTTCGCACCATTGGTATAAGAAGAAAAATTCTGGCTATTTGTGATGGTGATGAAGCCGGTAGAAAGTTAGCCAAATTTGGAGATGTATCATTTGAGTGTGGAACCAATGATGTTAACGACATGACCACATTTGAATTTGAAAATTTGCTTAAATGGATTGAAAGTGTATAAGGATTGTGTTATATAATTTTCTTGTAATACATAAAAATATGGAGAGTGATAATGTTTCCAAAAATTAAACATATAAATGACGTTCTTCCATATATTCAAGGTAAAACTGAATTTATTGTTGCGGAGCGTGAAGATTATACTGTTATTGATTATGTAGTGCAAAAGGGCGATACTTTTGTTGCTGAAGATGCATATGCTGAAAGCATTCTTCGTGAATGCCGTGGTATTGTCTTTGACAAGTCTGGTAATCTAATTCGCCGCCCTCTACACAAGTTTGATAATTTGAATCAAAATGAAGCTGCACATTATTCTAATGTTGATTGGGATAGTGAACATGTTCTTTGGGAAAAAATGGATGGCAGTATGATTGCCCCAATTCCTATTGATGGAGATTTCCGTCTAGGCACTCGTATGGGTGTTACTGATGTTGCAATACAGGCTGAAAAATGGCTATCAGCGGATCATACCAGCTTTATCAATACTTCAATTAAAATTGGTATGACACCAATTTTTGAATATATTGGGCCTGATAATCGTATTGTTATCCGATATGATGAACCACAATTGGTATTGCTCGCATTGCGTTATAATGAGACTGGTGAATATTATAGTCCTGACTACTTGAAAAATGTGGCAGATTGCTATAAGATTCCTGTTGCTCGTTCTTATGGTTCTGTAAAGGAAATCAAATCCTTTCTTGAAATCGCCCAAAAGGAAGAAGACAAGGAAGGTTATGTGGTTGCCTTTGCAACTGGTGAACGATACAAGATCAAGAATGAACTTTATCTTAATCTACATAAATCTAAGGATTTGATGCAGTCTAAGAGAAATATTGTTCTTCGTGTCTTGGATAACACCATTGATGACTTGAAGGGACTTTTGTTTGATTCAAATGATCTAGCTGAAGCTATTCGAGTTGAAAAGCGCACATGGGAACTTGTTGATAGCCATACAGATTTCATTCAATTTGCATATAATTCTGCCCGTGAGAAATATGTAGATAAGAAAGATGTGGCGTTGAATGGTGATCAAACCAGAGAAACCAAATCTTACATTTTCGCAATGTGGGATGGTAAGAAAACCGCCAGAGACCTAGCGATTGAAGATATTCGATCAAATTGTTCTCAGGATAAGGTTTACAATGAGAAGCTGTCATCCATGATTGGGTGACAGCAATTTTTTAATCAATATAATATGAATATGTGAAAGGAGGAAGTGGAGGTAAATGAATAAAGCTTGGGCCACAATGTTGGTGGGCTTGAGTATGAAAAAAAGATTAGAAATTGTGTGAAACAAGTAAATTTAAATAATGTTAAACTTTTGAGTGACAATGGTGGATTTAATTGCAATGATGTCGATTTACAACTATTAATAAATGGAAAAAATACTAATTTTGAAGTGAAATGTAAGGATGCACAAATGGGCGAAAGTTCATACAGCTACTTACAAAACAGGAGTCCGAAGTTTGTTCCCACAACCGAGAAAGCGGACCCTGATATATCTGATATAATCATATCAGAATTAAAAAATATGGAAGGTTCTATACTGGAATTGTTTGATTATTTAAAACAGCAAGAACCAGTTCATTATCATTGTCCTATTGACGGATTGCCTCTGAGAGTTACTAAGCGAGCGTGGACACGGGCAATTTCCGATAAAAAGATATTGCCTATTAATGCCAGAATTCAATTTGATGAACGAATTATAGAACATCATTATAATACACGAAATGTGTTCTATATCCAGATTGAAGACTTAGGATTATTTTATTTAAAAGAAAATCCTCTCAATCTACCAATACCACGATTACAGGGCAATGTGCTTATTGAAGTGCGCTTAAAAAGAGGTGGCTCTTCGTTGTTAAAATCTATCGGAGAAAATGCGGCAACTGTAGTGCTTAGAGCTTCTGGAAGGCTTAAATTTAAAGGGAAATCCGAATACTCCTTGGACTGTCCTGAAAAAATTTCAAAACTTTTTTCAGAAGTGTCTTGACGGAAGGAACAAGAAAAAGTAAGGTTGTGATATGGCCGCTGATGGCGCCACCATCTTAACCATATATCATAATTAAATGAGGAGAATGTGAATATGTCTGATGCAACCGTTACCGCTTCTGAAATTCTTGAAACTCGAATCACTTCTACTGGTTCGACGGGAGTAGCAAAGCGCCGGGGCCGTGCCCCTTGGAGTCCAACCCGTGAAGAGATCGATAGTCTGGTTCTGAAGGTCGGACGTGGAGATGATCTAATTGCAGATTGCAACATTTCTCGTGTGATGGCAACCAAATATCTGGAACCCACGGGACTTTTCAAGCGCTTCGCTAAGCATGCGATTTCTATGCAGCGAGGCCAGCCGGAACAGAAGTATTTTCTTACCGAAGCCGGTGTAGCGATGTTTGATAAGCTTACGGGCGGTACTGAAACTCCCGTTCGCCCTCCGCAGCGCATTTCTCTGAAGGACTATCGAGCGCTTGAGGCAGCGAAGAATGTCACTGTCCCTGTCCCGGAAGCTCCTTCCAATGCGGAAGCCGAAAAGGAAGCTGTGGTTTCGGTTAATGCTACCGAAATCAAGGAGGAGACTGTGACGGAAACCGTTGCGGAGACTCCCAAGCTCGAAAAGCCTAAGCGCAAGGCTGCTACCGAAGCTCTCAAGAAGGTAGCGGAAGAAGCTAAGGTTGCTCCTGCAACCTCGGAAAAGCCCAAGCGCAAGCGAGCTTCCCCAAAGCCCGCTGCGGTTAGCGAAGCCTCTTGAACCTTTCAACTTTAGAAAAGCCGGGGAATCCCCGGCTTTTCTTTTTGTTTGACTTTTATAATAAAGATGTTATATTAAACTTATAACATATAGGAGATAATAAATGCGGTGTATTATGTTGATTGGCCTTCCTGCCGCTGGTAAGAGCACTTGGCGCTCTCAGTTTTTGAAGACTGTTAATTGTGACGAATGGGTTTCGATTTCGTCTGATGATTTTATTGAAAGTTTTGCAAAATCTTCCGGTAAAACCTACACAGAGGTTTTTAACGATGCCAACAAACTGGCAATGGAAGATATGGAGAAAAATATTCGTTCGGCCATTACGATGGGCAAGAATATGATTTGGGACCAGACTAACACGACTGCTAAGGCTCGTGTTAAGAAAATGAAACAGATTCCTTCTTCTTATAAAATCGAAGCGGTCTATGTAGTTGCTCCTGATGAGAAAGAGCATATCCGCCGACTGAACTCCCGCCCTGGTAAGATTATTCCCGATTATGTGATTAATAGTATGCGGGCTGGCTTTGAAGTTCCCACGATTGAAGAGGGGTTTGAAAAGGTTACTATTGTTCATTCCTGATTAAAGTTGCCGCTATTGCTAAATAAAGCTATAGCGGTAAACTTAAGGATTAGAAATGAAAGATAGTTTTGATAAATTTATACTAGAAGTATTTGCATCAGAAGGTGGATTAGATGATAGACCTGCTCATGAAGACCCTGGAGGAATAACAAATTTTGGCATAATCAGATATGATTTAGCAGAATATAGAAATTTGCCCATAGAAAAAATAACACGAGACGATATCAAAAATCTCAAAAAATCAGAAGCTCTTAGCATTTATAAAAAATTATATTGGGATAAAATAAAAGGTGATTCTTTACCAATTGGAATTGATGTATGTGTTTTTGATTTTGGAATTAATTCTGGAAATGGGACAGCAATTAGAAAGCTTCAGGCTCTTGTAGGAACCTCAGTTGATGGTATAATAGGAAATGCTTCTTTTAGAGCTATCGATAATTATATTGAAAAAAATGGCATAAAACAAACAATTGAAGAATATCAAAATATTCGAAAAATTTATTTGAAGTCTTTGAAAAATTTCAAATATAATCCTGGATGGCTACCTAGAGTAGACAGAGTTACTAAATCTGCATTATTATTAATACAAGGAAAATAAATGAATTAGGTTCAAATCCATTGGATTGAAGGAAATTGTCCAGTTCAAGCCGAAGGATGTATTGGCGAGGAATTATTTTACTTTAGAGCACGAGGAAATCGCTGGAGAATAGAAGTTGGTAATTCAACGGTAGAGCCTATTTGGACATGTGAAGTTACATATGGAATTGATAGATTTGCGGCGGGCTGGATGGATAAAGAGGAAGTAATCTCTTTCATATATATGGCGGCCGATATTTATTTTAAATCAAAAGTAAAGGAGAACTCTAATGATTATTAAGGAAATTGTGGAATGGACGATTGTTGCCGGACTCCTGTATGGTGGTGGCTTTCTTCTATTTAAGTTGCTTTACTGATTAACCTTTTGGTGATGAAATGACTGTGAATTATAAAGAAATGATTGAGAATGCGAACGCTCGGGCTTTTAATGTTCGTGATGATCTACAGGGAATGGAGCTTGATTCTATTAAGCTTCATCAGCCTAAGCTCGGTTTCGCTGTGTGCCTTCTAAATTTGGCAGGTTCACTAAACATTGGAACTTGTGTTCGCTCTTCAGTTATTTTTGGAGCTAACCGGGTTTATATCGCTGGCCGTAAGCGTTATGATCGTCGCTCTACTGTAGGAGCTTATAATTACATTGATATTGTCTCACTTCCTCATATGATTTCTGAAGAAGAAGTGGATGTTCGTGCAGTCATTGCTGATATTGTAAAGGACGGATATACACCTGTCCTATGCGAGACTGGTGGAGCTTCACTAGGTGAATTTAAATGGCCTCACAACCCTTGTGTGATCTTGGGTAGTGAAGGGGCAGGTATTCCGGCTGATATCGTGGCCGAATCTGAATATGTAGTTGGAATTGAAATGCCCGGAATTCTTCGTTCTTTGAACGTTTCTTCGGCGGCATCAATTGTTCTATATAATCTTGCAATGAGCTTGTCATGAGTCTTTTTCCACTAAAACAAAAGGAGTATTCGGCAGACTATATAAATGAGGTGATGGCGCATAAACCTTTTACTAAATATAAGAATTATTGCCTTTTTTCTGATACTATTGGAATAAATCTTCGTTGCATTTTACTATTACCAAATAGAAGACTTTCTCAAGTATGGTTTATTGATGAAAATTATGGTCTTTGGTATAGATCGTGTAATACTAAATCTTATGAAGTGAACCATTGTTATTTGTTTGAGTATAAAGTTTATTTTAACAATGAAAGATGGATGCTTGAAGATAGGGTATTCGGAAATACTGGTAGAAGTCTGGATAATTGGGATTTAATATTAAAAATAGGAAAAAATTAAAAATGATGGATGAAAAAACAGGTTATTATAATAACGCTAAAGGTGGTACGGAATTAATGCGTGAACGTATTCTGTCGCATTTGGATACAACTGGTGTGCAGATTATTTGTTCTCGTCTTAGAGAACTTGAAGAAGGTAAAAAGAAAATCTTTTGGGCACATGATTACTTCACCGACCCGGAAAACCAATTCCTTCAAGACCCTGAAATTGTTAAACAAATTGATAAGTTTGTGTTTGTATCGCATCAACAATTCACTACGTATAATGTGGCATTTGGAATTCCTTACAATAAATCGGTTGTGATCGAGAATTGCATTGATCCTATTGAAGGTGTAGAATCAAACCCCACTGATGAAATTAAACTTATCTATCACACCACTCCGCATCGTGGCCTTGAAATCCTTGTGCCAGTGTTTGAAAAGCTATGTGAAACTCATAAGAATATTACATTGGATGTTTATTCGTCATTTAATATCTATGGTTGGGGCGAAAGAGACGCTGTATATGAACCAGTATTTGATCGTTGTCGCAATCATCCAAAGATTAATTATCACGGTACAGTTTCAAATGCAGAAGTAAGAGAAGCCCTTAAAAAGGCTCACATTTTTGCTTTTCCTAGCATTTGGCCTGAAACCAGTTGTCTTGCTGCAATCGAGGCTATGAGTGCAGAATGTTTGGTGGTTTGTCCTGATTTGGCAGCACTCTCCGAAACGGTAGGAATGTATGGCTTGACATATCGCTTTGATGAAGACCATAATAAGCATGCGAATAAATTTTATTATGCTTTAGATTATGCAATTCGTGGTGTTGAAAATAAACACGAGGATATTGAAGCTCGATTAAAGTTAGCAAAAAATCGTGTTAACATGAAATATAACACGGCACGATCTATTGTGCTATGGAACAATCTTTTAAATGAGTTAAAGAGTTAATGGCAAGAACAAAAAAACCTCGCCTGCGCACGCCAAAACATGCGGAGGCGGCAAAACGGGGAATCCTTCCCCTTGATGAAGAATACCAAAACACAACTATTACTGAAGATAAAATTCGTGAAGTGTTTGATTTTTATGGATTTTGGTTTCCGAAAAATATTGATCGAATTAAATTTGTAAAAGATTTCGCTGAAAAAAATGGTCATGAAAATCTTGCAAAGAAAATTAAACAACTCCCAAATAGCAAGATTACCACCAGCACATGTTGGGTAGCACGTTTAAGACTTCGAAATGTTGAGCTACCCTTAAATATCATGGCAAATTTTATGACCAACATTGAAGAGTTGGAAAAGTTAGCCAGTTTAATTAAAGACGAGGAACCCAAGGAAGAATCTTTATTTACAAAGAAATCCAAAGCTGAAGAGATGATGGATTATCTGTATGAAGATTTGTATGAGGTTGCCTTAAAAAATGCTGGTGCTGCAACTCCTTTGGATACGTGGTTTCTTGAAAATCAATTAAATCAATCGCAAGCAAATGAATTATTGCGTCGTTGGACTATAGCTAAACAAAATGCTGAAGAAGATTATAATTATATTGTAAATGATTATAAAAGTCTCGGTAAAACCATTACTAAAGAAGAAAAGAATAGAGTGGTGCAAGCTACTATTGCATTTAAGAATATGCGAATTAGCTATGAGATTATTATTAAGAAATTAGAATTGGTTGTTGCTAATAATAAGGCAGTTCGCAAGCCTCGAAAGAAAAATCCGGCGGTTGAATTAAAGAAGCTCGATAAGGTTCAATATCAAGAATTCGATCCTGAATTGAATATTAAGAGTATGCCAATTAGTAACGTTGTGGGCAAAACATATATTATTGCTTACAATGCTAAATATAGAGTACTTACACTATTTAAATCAAATGATCCGAAAGGAATTTCATTTAAAGGACAAACGGGTATATTGGGAATAGATGAAGCGGCATCGAAATCAAAGAAATTACGAAAGCCTGCTGATGTTATTCCTAAGGTAATGACTGCTGGGAAACGAGAAATTGAAAATATTTTCAAGTCGCTTACAACAACAGAAACATCACCTAATGCAACTACAAATAATTTTACTCTATTTTTGAGGGCATTTTAATGGACGAAGCTTCAATCGCTGTAGAAAAGCATTTTGGATATATTAATGGCAAACACGTAATGCAAGTTGCTCTGGTTAAGAATAAACTACCTACTTTTGATGCCTCTTTAAAATATCTCAAAGAGGCCATTACTAAAGATTTGGAATATTTTGTTAGCGCTATACCAGAATATAGTCATATGTCTACAGAGGTTGAAGTTTTTACTTTATCTCTAAATGAAGATTCACCAGAAATGGTGTATGTTTCCTTTGATCCTTTGTGGGATATCGCCTATATCACTACAACTCTATATAGACTCTTTTAAGGAATTTACATGCAAGAAACAACTAATAAAGTATTACTATATCCATATTTAAAGAAAACAGGAACTAAAGTTGATATGGATGACGTGAAGCAAGAAGAAGTTGAAGCTATTATAGATCACTATCTTTATCAATTCGTTCAACAATTGAAGAACCATGGATTTGATTTAAATGGTTCATTTGCAACAGATTTTCATTTCGCTTCTGAATTTACTAAATCTGCCGTATTCAAAACTGTAGGCATTCATCATAAATTACAGGATGCCGTTGATGAAATGCTTGAAGAAGCACATTTTGAAAATATTGATGACGAGGATTGATGATACTTTTAGATTATTCCAACATTGCTATGGCCGCTATGACTGCCGTCTGGCGCCCAAGTGATCCCATTGAACGAATGAATTTAAAGTACACAATCATAAATTCAATTCGTAACAATAACAAGAAATTTCGTAAAGAATATGGCGAATTGATTTTATGTTGTGACCATTCTTCGCCTTCTTGGAGAAGAGAAGCATTTCCTCAATATAAACAGAAACGTAGAGAAGGAAGAGAAAATTCTTCTTTTGATTGGAAAAAGTTTTTTTCAATTTTAGATGAAACTAAAGTTGACTTGAGAGAGATTTTCGGTTATAGAGTAATATCTGTCTCTGGTGCAGAAGCTGATGATATAATTGCTGTGCTTTCTAGAAATGGCGCAAAGAATCTTATCATTGGAAACGATAAAGATTTTGTTCAGCTTTTGAATGAAGAAAACGTTCATATGTTTTCGCCACGTCAAAAAGCAATGGTAGCAATACCTGAAGATGCTAGATGGCATACACGATATCAGGTTTTGACAGGTGATAAGGATGACGGTGTGCCTAATGTGTTGTCTGATGATGATTGCCTCGTGGCGGCTGGCAAAAGACAAAAGGCACTCTCACAAAAGAAGATACTAGAACTTATAAATTATAATTGGGACACGGCAGATATGCCAGATGAATTAAGAAGAAACATTAAACGTAATGAGATGCTTATTGATTTATCCAAAATACCGCAAACCATTGAAGACTCAATCTTGGCTGAATCCAACTCCCAAGAAAGAATTATCGATGCTTCAAAAATTACAAACTATCTTATCGAGAATAAATATCAATCTCTTTACGAAAAAATCGGGGATTTCAAATAAACCTATGGCTACAATGAACGATACTAAAACAATTTATAAAATTTTAAAACAGGTGGACGAACAGCCTAACGAAAAAGAAAGAGTTAGAAAACTACAAGCGCTCTCTTGCAAAGGTGTAAAAACTGTTTTAGACTTAATCTATAATCCTAACATTAAGTGGTTGCTACCAGAAGGCGAGCCTCCATATAAACCAACAGAGGATGCTGAAGCATCAACAACAATTAGATTGCAACAAGAACTTCGCAAATTATATATATTTGTCAATGTTGGAACGTATAGCAATCTAAAGGATAATAAACGACAACAGATTTTTATTGATTTATTGCAGTATATTCATCCTGATGATGCTAAACTTCTTGTTGCAATTAAAGATAAGAAGCTCCCGTTTCCACATGTAACTAAAAAAGTCGCAGCAGCAGCGTTTCCTATCCTAGCTAAAAATTGGACAGAACCTAAAGAGGAGAAAAAGTAAGTGTCTAAATCTTTTAAGCGTGAGCGAAATTTTTGGAATGATGATGACTATCATCAGGATTCCAAAAATTCAAAACAGCGTAAAAAAGAAGAAAAAGATCGCCGTAAGCGTAAAATGAATACGAGAACGGTTGATGATACAGTGGAGAATTATAACGAAGATGAGTAAAACGTGTAGTATAATTGGAAATGGTCCGTCCAGACAATGGATTAATTTAAATAATATTCCTAGACCAACGTTTGGATGTAATGCTATTCATAGAACGTTTGTGCCAGATTATCTAGTAGCTATTGATCCTCTACCGACATATGAAATTTTATCATCTTCGCATTATAAGAAATTCTTACCTACGATTTTTAATGATCAATTTGAGGATGCAGATTATATTAAAACGCATCCAAATCGTTGTCGTAATAATGCTGGAATGGTTGCTATGCAAAAAGCAATTGATATGGGATTTGAAACCCTTCAATGTTATGGGTTGGATTTTATTATAGATGATGTTGAGATGAATATGGGAAATATATTCTATAATACTTTTGGATATGATGGCGCTACGTCAGCTTCTTATGAAGATATTTTAGCTCGGGTGGAATATTTTACGTGGTTTGCGAATAAACATAATAATATTTCATTTAAGTTTTATGTGCCGACTGAATTTAAAATGAGAAATATTGTAGCTTCTAATGTTCAACAACTATGATAAATGTTGAACAATTTATTCATTTTAATTACTTATCATTACAATATGATCAAAATATCGTTTGTCCCCCAACATTACAAACGAAAAATATTACATTAAGTGAAGTAAAGATAAAAAAGAAGTATAAGTACTTTGCTTTTGATATCCAAAACTTAAATACACTTTTATGTTTTTCTGATCTAGAAACTGTAAAGTTTTGTAATATACCAAATGAGAGTTATTTAGTGTCTCATCGAAATTTTGATTGGTGGACACCTACAGATGATTTTATTGATTTTGACAGGAAAACTTTTGAAGAAATATCATCACAGACCGGGACACATAATGTGTTGTTTCCAGTAGCTCTTAAGTACGAAGGACTTGCTCGCGGAAGTGATAGTGATCATTCTTTTTCCTCCAGACATATGTTTAAAATAAAAACAAAAATTGATTTAGATTCTATTAAAAAAGAATTAAACCGTAACTTTGAATTTTCAAAAAATAGATGTTATTTTGTTATGATTGATAAAGAATATAATATTAAAAAAGTATGTTATGATATTAATACCAAGAATGAATTTCTGTCAAATCCTCTTGGCGTTTTCCAATTACATAAATAATTAAATAATCCCTTACATTTAAAGAGGTGCAATATTCCAAATTATACTTTTAAAAATATAAAAACTGGAGAAATCTGGACAGCCACTATGAAAAATTCTGAACGTGAAGAATTTCTGTCCCAAAATCCAGATGTAGAACAACAACTTTCTAGTTTTAGTATTGGAGACCCTGTTAGATTAGGACTAAAAAAAACTGAAGGCGGTTTTAGAGATGTCCTCAAACAAATTAAAAAACAAAATAGAGGATCGACTATAGATTCAGGCAATTTAGGACAAATTTAAACTTAAATACGTTTTTATATAAAATGTTTGTGTGATAGTACCGCTAATTTGGCAGCGATTTCTAACACTAGGAGTATAGAGTGTTCGTAGAACAACAAATAACATATATGGATACAGAACAAAGACAATACCAAAACACACGTAAACGCTCAACTAAAAAAGAAAGTAGAAGAAAGCAGAATAACGCAGTTAATGATACTACAAGTTCTCAAAATTTTAATATAAAACTTGAAGCTGTATATCCAAAGACTGAAAATCAGAAAAGAGTATTTAAGGAATATGATAAAGGAAATCATATTTTACAACATGGTTCGGCTGGTTGTGGTAAGACATTTTTAAGTCTTTATCTATCATTCCAAGATATTTTATCAAAGGATTCCCAACATTCTAAAGTGATTATTGTTCGCTCCATTGTGCCTTCTCGTGAGCCGGGCCATTTGCCTGGAGATATGAAACAAAAGGCGGCTGTATATGAAGCTCCTTATTATGGTATCTGTTCTGAATTATTTGGTAGAGGAGATGCATATGACCTTTTGAAAAGAAAAGGCTTGATTGAATTTACAACTACTTCATTCTTGAGAGGAACCACGTATCGCGATTGTATTCTAATCGTGGATGAATTTCAAAATCTTGCTTCTCATGAAATGAACACTCTAATGACTCGTGTAGGCGAAAACTGCCGTGTTATTATTTGTGGAGATTATAAACAAACTGATTTTACTAAAGATGTTGATAAAAAATCTGCACATGATTTAATCCGAATTGTGAAAAGAATGCCACAATTTTCAACCATTGAATTTACTAGAGATGATATTGTAAGATCAGCTTTTGTAAAGAATTTTATTATAGCGAAAGAAGAATTGAATATTGTTTAATTATCCAAACCTTAAAGCGCATAACACTGATAATGGTAGATTTTATGAAGCTCCTAACGGTGAACTTTATCCTTCCGTTACAACAGTATTAGGTGAGTATTATAAGGATTATTATGATGCACTGGCTAAAAAGATTGGTCGGGCAAAATGGGAAAAGCTGAAGAGACTCGGTGCTGATCGTGGAACAAAAGTCCACGATCTAGCCGAAAGTTACCTAAAAGGAGAAGCTGATTTCTCTTTGGTAAATCCTGGCATTATGAATTTTTTTGTTCCAATCAAGAATTTCCTTGACGCTAATGTCGATGAAGTATTAGCGATGGAGCAAACGGTTTATTCTAACGCATTGCGTATGGCCGGTAGATTTGATTTATTGGCTCGTTTAAAAAATGGAACATTATGTTATATTGACTTTAAAACATCAACCCATCACAAAGAAAGAAAAGATATTGATAGTTACTACTTTCAGTGCACAGCATATTGCACAGCATTGAGAGAATTATTTGGATTAAAAGTAGATCAATTCTGTATTGTTATTACAGAAGAAGGTTCAAGTGTAGCTAATACATTTTATGGCGATCCAAATCAATATATCGCTGGCCTTGTGAAATTACGCAGGAGCGTTAACTTATGAAACTTTTAACTAAATTTCCTTTATTGGTAGTAATATTCTTCACAACTTTTTTTTATTCTAATATTCTTTTAAGTGCGCAAGAATTGCCTATTGCGCCTAAACAAGAAACACAAACTCCCAAATTAAAGTGTGCTCCTTGGGAAGTTATTAAAAAAGCATTAACAGAAAATGAATTTGACGTTATTTCGATGGGAACTTTGGATACAGATACGATTACGTTTACCGTAATTAATCCAAAGAATGTATTCATTACATTTATTCTTAATACACAAAAATCGTTAGCATGTGTTATTTTGGAAGGTAGTAACTATCAATACATAAATCCAAATTCCATTGCTAAACCCGAAGAAAAGGAATCTTGAAAAATGAAGAATTCTTTTTATGGTTGGATTTTATTAAATTTCCCTATATTTTCTATAGTGATATTTGGATTGGTAACAGGATTAATATTTCCATTATTCAATGATGTAACATATATTACTCATGTAATAGCATTAACATTTTTTATAGGACTAATACAATCTGGTTATATA